CCCAAACTTTGCTACTCCTTACCGTTGCGTGACTGGACTTTGCCAATGCTTTACTAATCCAAACAAAGCCATTACATCTCTCTTCTTCGCAATTCCATGCCACCTCAGAACTTATCTGGACTACTCAATGCCGTTTCGTCACCCAACTATGCTTCGCCTTAACATGACTGTACTAATCCATGCCTTTACGCTACGATCAAAGCTGTGCCGTACCGTGTCAACACTTCACTTAGCCGGTGCATGACTGTTCATTGATGCTCTTCACTTTTCCTCTGCGGAACAAGACTTGACTTCACAATGCCGGTGCTACGCTCGACTTTACTATTCCCCACCTCGCCATCTCTTAGCATCACCTTGCTTCGCCAACACGATTCCATACTGTTCTAAACCATACCTTTGCCACTCTTAGCTTAACAACTCATGTCAATGCCGTTACCGCTCAGTGCGAGTCGCTGCTCCGCTATTCCGTTACGAAGTTTTTCCATTCTCTCATGTTGCCACCGATGACGTTTCCGTCTGCATCCAGTTCCTCATACAGAAAACGTCCGTAGGAAGCACTTCGCCACTGACTGATTCCAGAGTACTTGCCATAGTCTAGCCATTCCCTGACAAAAGGAAGTAAACTTTCTTGCAATACGAGTACCTCAAATATACATTCGGAACCGGAAGGAACCATTTCGCTGTTAGCAAGACTGACTCTCTCGCCCTGGGCCGTAGATGCTCTCAGCGGTCTTTGTAATTCGCCAATCTTTTCACCTTCCGGTATATTTATGTGCATCCATTCTGGGTATGTAAAAACATTTTGATTAATGACACTTTTAAATGCCGGAAGTTTATATTTATATTTTTCCCCTTCCTTTTCCCTTTCCTTTCCGATTCTGTAGCAAACACCGGCAGCGGCCTTGAAAAAGCCTTTAATCTGATGATCGTGATACATAGGATTGCCTTCTTTATCTTTGTAGAACACCGTTTTACCACGTTCCGCAACGCCATCAATACCTATTGCTTCGATTTCTTCATTAATACTTTTCGCATCTGGTGCTTTTGAAGCGATAAATCTGCTATAAACATCTGGATCACTTGGTTGTGAACCAAGCGTTGGATTAAAAAACCTCAGTCTTACTTTCATTCTGTATTCTTCCATAATTTCTCTTCTCCTTTTCTTAGATGAATTTTACAGTTCCGATATGATAACGTCCGTGACCGTTCTTGCGCTGTGTCCCAATGCCCACAAACTCGCCGGCTGCCTGGATGACAGAAAGCACTGTCTCATACGGGAAAACCATGTCAGCTACCGTTACTTCCAGTTCGCATCTCCATCCACTAAACACGTTCTGTTGGCACAGGACGTTTGTATTAGAGATACCGCCATTCGGAACGAGTTTTTCCTCGCAATTTACGCCCTCAAATTTGATCGGCGTAAGCGTATTAGGAATGTTGATTGCTCTTCTAAAATCAGTGCCGGCCTTGCCAGTTTTTTCCTTGAAAAACGTCTTGAAACACTCTGCAAAAGATCCATAAAAAGCGTTAGCCAGAATACATGGACTGTTCTCGTTCATATATTTTTGCCACTCTTCCTGAGTGTAAAGGCTCCAGTCATCATCGTGAAACTCGATAGGATGCAACCATGTGATGGTTGTGATGAATACTTCCCACGGGTTCTTTGACTGCGAATAAATCTGGGGGAGACTCAGTCCTTTATCATGTGCCTGTTTCCAAACCTCTGCACGTTCAAAACTTCTTGCTTTTTTGTGCAGAATCAGGTCGGTATCTCCGATCAATTCGACCAGGAGATGTGTCTTTTTGATTGGTTCGATATGAATATTCTTTGTTGCCATTTTCTTTTTCCTTTCTTCTTTTCTTCTTTCCTTTCCCCACTCCATTCATGACACTAACCACGGGATATGTTGTTCTGATTTGGAAAGTCCTTTTGTGTCCGGTAATGCGGAGTACGGTACTTCGTTAAAATGTCCTGACAGCTAATGCCATCAAAGGAATGGGGAATGTTCTGTTTTTTAACGCACTGTTGGGTTTTGTACTATAATGTTCATTATTCTTATGTTCTGCTTTGCACGATGTTATTTTGTGTCAAGCGATTGTTATCAACCGCTCCATAGATAGCAATAATCCTGTTTTGTACGTTCATGTTTTGTCGTATAAGGTTGCGTTATGCTATATCCTGTGTTTAGATGTCGGATTTTGTAATATTATTTTCTTTCATGATGACTATTGCCACCTGTGGAACGGTCGATGTATTGTTTTGTCCTGTGATATAGTTTTGTGTTATAAACTGTCTTATCCGGTTATGTCTAGTTTTTTGGTATAGTAATTAGCCGTGTCCTGTCGTGTTTGGTTCTCTGCCACCGATGGGCATGAGTGCTGACTTGAAGTGTTCTGCTTTGAATTGTTTTGTTTTATAATAAACAGTAGTGTTCTGACCTTTTCTATCCTGTCAGCTTGCCCTCAAGCCAACGCTTACACCCACCAGTGACCATGTATCCTACAATTCGTCAATCATGGCGAATAAAGGTTTTAATTCTTGGAGTGTCGCATATTTCCGTTTGAATGCTTGCAGCTCTCTTTTCGCTTTGTTGAGCATATAGTTATAATCGTCTTCGCTTTTCAAAACCACTTCGATTGGTTTATACACAGATTTTTCTTCTACAGATATAAATGCTCTTACTTCTGCTTCTGGATCAGAACAAATCTCCTCGCATTTGACGATTAAGTTACACAACATCATGTGTGCCTGGTGGATTCTCCATTTCTGGCCGGCAATATCATCTCTCCAGTCAAAATCATCATGGAGCGGATTGTCTTCTGGTCTAGCCAATTCAACCACATTCTCAGCCGTCTTTTCGTCCAGCTTATTGATTTCGTTGTGTGCAGTCTCGGCATCACATTTATAAACTTTCCTTCTCCAACTACAAACTATTGCCATTACTCAATCACCAACCTTTCGTCATCCGTAACGTACATACAGATCGTCTGGCAAGGCATCTGCGGAAGATTGCCCTCACTGATTGCTTCTGCGTTATCGATAAATACCGGACAGTACAATCCGTAAAACTCTTGCAGAGTCTTGATGATTTTCAGACCGGCGATGATCCTGTGACCGTTATTCAGACTTGAGTACGGCACACCATTGACAGTGCATTCACAGGTTTCCTTAAGACCGCCGTTAAGCTGATAATCAAAAAGTTTCCACTCTACACCGTCAAACTTTCCATTCACAGCTTTGCTGACTGCATCCATCTTTTCTTTGACAAACTCTTCCAGTAAGAACAGCTTGCCCTCGGTTTCTACAACTTTCTGAGCGACATCTTTCTGTTCTGTTTCCAAACCTTTGATGCGTTCATAGGCAATAGCGTTTGATCGTGCCTGTCCAAGCTGATAGTTGATACTGCTCAACCGGACATCCAGTGCTGTTTCACTCTCACGCAGACCTCGGATGATATCATCGTTAGATGCAGCTTTCTGCTCTGCCAGTTCTGCTTCCAGGGATTCGACCAATGATGTTAATTTTGCATATTCCTCTACATCATTCATGTTTGGAGTAGCCGGAATCGCTTGCAGAGATGCTTCCAAAGTCTTTGCATCCCCTTGCTTTACATCCAGCAGAGCCTTGGCATTCACGTACTTTTCACGGGCATCATTGACATCCTCAAGTGCCTGTTTATAGTCGCTGTTAAGTCGGTTTCCTCTAGCTGTGATGTTTGCAAGTTTACGTTTTTTGTTGTCCTCAAACTCAGCGATCATAGCAAGTCGCTTGCTCTCCGGAAGTTCCTGACCGCAGTACGGACAGTTCAAATCGTTCTCGTCAAACTGCATATCATTGACCTTTGTCCACTCATCTCGCAGACTTTTAAGCTGTTCAAGAAGCATTTGTGGCTCTGAACTGGCGATCTTGCGTTCGTAGATGGTCATATCGCTTTTAAGGCTGTTGATATCGTCATAAATCTTGTGGATAGCAGAACGATGTTCATACCGCTGATTGTCAAGAAACGTCTGCCAGTGATGCTTAAGTTCATTCATTCTCTGCTTTGCTTCGGCAATCTTGTAAAGCGTTTCGCTCTTGTCCGTTGCCTTAGACAAATCAGCCTGTGCCTGACGATTTTCTGCAAGCTGTTTAACAATCTCATCCCTTTCTTTCTTAAGTGCTTCTACGTCTACTGTGACGATAGATTTATGTGCTTCGTCTATCCGCACAGGCAACTCATCTGCCTTGCGTTTAAATTCTGCAAGCTGTCTCTGATATTTCTTCTTGATATCATCTGTAGATGCTCTCTCTAACTCATCCACAAGTGGAGCGAATCTTGCATCTGCCAGTGCCAGTTCGATATCAGTAAAATTGCCTACCATGTCCACAAGGATCTTCCTTTGGTCTTGCCACTTCAATCCGGTAAAGTAGTTAGGATTCGTAAGCAGTTTGAATTTCTCATCGTCAACCAGTTCGCAGATAAAATCCTTATACTCTTTTTCGGTCTTGGGATAACCATCGATCCAGTATTCATTCTTATTGCCTTGCAGTTCGGCAACCGCAGACCCACGTTTCTTTCGCCATACTTCTGACTGCACTTTCCGCAGCGTGTAGGTCTTTTCGTCTACGCTGATAACAGCTTCCACTACGATATCTACGCCATGCACATCCATCGGACGGATATTGAATTTCTGCCGACCAAGCGAATCCCTGTCAAAGAACAGCCATGTAAAGGCATCAAATATAGTTGTCTTGCCGGTAGCGTTCGCACCGTGAATAACTGTCCTGTCAGAAAATGCGTAGAAATCATCTTTGCATCCTTTGAAATTCTGCAATTTCAGGATCTTGATACTAATCTTTTTCACTTTTTCTCCTTTCTCAACCCCACCACCAGGCATCTGATTCATTCAGCAACCGCATAGATAACAGCACTATGAATCCGCTTGCCAGTACACCGATAATGCCTGTTCCTGTGCCTATCAGATGACACACAGCTAATACCAGTGCTATGATTCCTGCGATCATCATGATAGTTCCGGCGATGGTAAATTTTCTTCTTCTCTTTCCCCTCATCTTGCTACCCCTTATCTCCTAATCGTCTATGTCTCCTATAACTTTTGATTCGACCACTACCTGTTGAATCTCTCCATCATCCATGTAGAGGATTCGTGTCTGATCTTTATATCGGACTATTGTATAGTTGGCAAAAACGTATCTCTGCTTATTGCCATAATCCGTATAGTCACCGTACAATCGAATCGTCTTTTTAGGTATGCCAGAAAACTCTGACAGTATTGCGATCAACTCATTTTTGCTTGTTTCTTTAGTAGCACTCACTCTCTTATCACCACCTCTCGATAGCAGGCAACCGTGTATTTATGCCTGTTGTCAGGGACTAGAAGACTTATCTTCGTTCCCTGTCTGACTATCGTGTGAGCATTTACACTCAATGTCTCTTTATCGTGACTGCTGTGATAGATACCGTATATCTTGATGTGGGCCATCGGTATGCCGGTTCGCTCATGTAGCAATCTCTCCAGGTATCTTCTGCTCTTACTCATGGTTCGGATACCAGGCGGTACTCATCCCATGTGGTCTGCTTTCCACGCCGATCCTTTCCGGTCTGCTTGATGTTCTCGATAACATATCCCCTGTCTCTCAGATCGTAGATCCTGGCTGACAGCCTTGTGATTCCATACTCTCTGTAGGCCGTCATCGCTGTGATTCCACCTTTGAATCTGAGATGCCATAGGATGTCGGAACACTGTGTTCGCTTTTCCATATTCTTCTCTCCTTCTTAGCCATTTTTCGGTGGGTCCGGTGCGTTAATCATGTCAATCAGCGGAATATCGAGATATTCACAGATCGCAGTCAGCTTCGGAATTTTCGGTGTATATCTTCCCTTTTTCCACTCGGCTAAAGTAGAAGTGGCAACGCCGGTCTGCTTCGAAACCTCATAATCGGTGACATCTTTTTTCTTTCGATACTCGCAGTAAAGTTCGTATTTCGTCTTTGCCATCCAAACTCTCCTTTCTTTCAGACTTTTTGCTTGACATTGGCTAAGATTTCTTATATAATCATAGTTACCACACAAGATATATAAGGCACTCAGCTATGTCATTTATATTTGTTCCTTTTCACTAACTTAGCTTAGCTACTAGGGACATATTAGCATAGCTTTGTCATCGTGTCAACAAAAAATAACTAATTTTTCTCACTTATTTTTTTGGGGTGATATTATGGAAAACAAAGCGTATCAAGTATTTGTAAATTTGTTGACAGAACGCAACGTGACGGCATATAAAGTAGCCAAGGCCACGGGCATTTCTACGGCAACGATTACTAATTGGAAGAAGGGGAAATACGTTCCAAAAGATGAAAAACTGCAAAAAATCGCTGACTATTTCGAAGTGTCATTGGAATATCTAAAGACGGGTGAACAGAGAGATTATTATATCAATGAAGAAACCGCTAAGATGGCACAGGAGATCCTAGAGAACAGAGAACTACGCTTATTATTTGATGCTGCGAGGGATGCAGGGCCGGAAAAGCTGTCATTGACAAGGCAGATGCTATTAGCTATGAAACAGAAAGAAACAGGTGAGATGGATGACACCGGATGTTAATGTCTTCCTACTGGACATGGATGTAAATGAAGCTGTGACCGAAAATGCTGATGGTAGCTATTCGATATTTATCAATGCCAGACTTAACGATGACGGTCAGCTAAAGGCATATCGTCATGCCATGAAGCATATCGAGAGCCATGATTTCGAGAAATATAATGTTCAGATAATTGAAAATGTTGCTCACAGCGACACAGAGCCGATACCGGCAGATAAATTCCTGGAAAAGATAGAACAGATACGTAAAGATAGGAAACGTATCCAGAGACAGATGAAGCGTTATCAGAAAAAGATAGATTTCATGGAGAGACATGGGTACGATTTCTATAAAATCGCTTCTGATCGCTATTACTATGGGGAATAATTATTCAAATATGGAATAAAAAAAGAGCCTAGAGCATTACGCCCTAGGCTTTTAATGTACACTAGCCAAGATATTTTTAGCTAGATTTTCTGTAGTGTTTAGCAAGTTCTGTAGTCTGCGGTCCCCACTGACCATGTGGGTTTTTCAGACCTAACTGCTTCTGACAGGTAAAAACAGCTTTCTTGGTCTTAGCACCATAGCAACCGTCAACAGCTAAGTTTGCGCCTATCATCCAGTTACAGAATTTCTGAATCCGTTTAATCTGTGTTTTAAAGCTAGTGTTTTTTTCGTATCCATCACCCACAGAATACACACCGTCTTTATTCCTCTTGGGATACTTGGTAGGAAGATTGCCTGTGTATGCCTGTGGTGCAAGCATTTCATTGACTTCTACGCAAAGCTGCTTTAGCTTGCCATTTAACCACCATCCACCCGGACAATCTGTGTTTGCATACCAACAGTGACAGTGCAGATTACCCCTCTTATCGCCGGTGTATGTCAGCTTTTCGATGCCGTTTCTCTTACAAATATCAGCACACAGCTTTACTGTAGATTTGTAGGCTTTATCAGATGTATGCCAAGGATTCCTACCATCATCGGCCACCTCAATCGTAATCGCTTTGTGGTCAATCTCGCCGGACGATGTACACCATGAACGATTTTCCTCGTAGCAATACTGACCGATTCTGCCATCAGATCCTACACCATACTGACTGGATGCCTGTCGAGCCACAGGAGCAAAAATCTCACCACATACTTCGATACTGCAATTACCGGCCATGTGGTGTATAACGATATGAGTGATCTTATTCCTACGAGGTTTCGTACAGTTGGGAGAAATTTTCCGATAAACTACTAATGGACTTTGGCTCATTAATCCTCATCTCCTCTTCCGTTAGATAATTCCTCAAGCATCTCAGGAGTCAATTCAATATCCATGCTCTTTCCTCCTCATGTAAAAGGACCACCCGTGAGGATGGCCAAAGACGTTTCCAACGCTTCCAACGTGTTGAACGTGTTGGGTGTGCGTTGATGATTTATAGGGTAATTTAATTTGTGAAAAGCCTTGGCTCTTTGCTACTCCTTTTCCCAACCTTCCTAGTGATGGTACTTACACAGCGGTTCGCTTCAGACTTAGGTGCTTACCAAGGCATTTTCACGGGTAATTTAATTTAAGTTTGCTTTCTCTCCGCATGACTGCAAAAATCATTCGGAGTAGTGTATACCGTATTTAATCTAGTCTGTCTTCTACAGAATGTTTTCTGCCGAAATTTACAATCTCGACACAAAATCACTTCACGAACATTAACCGTTTGTGCTTCATCAATTGCTTCAAGAACTGCGTCTGTCCCTGCGATAAAACTGTCCATATCATATCCAAAAGGAACCGTTGCGTGAAAGACCTCAAATTTATCTGCATCAATATATCTCGGCAACACAATCACCTCCACGGGTAATTTAATTAAGTTATCGTCAGAACCGCCACAATCGGTAGGTGGTCAATAGATTGACCTGTCTGTGATGCCACCTCTATCTTCGTAGTGTCTACAATAACTTCATCCATTGAGATATTCGCAGATGTAATGATATGGTCACAAGGATACCATGTGCCGCTCACTGAATTTCCTGCTGTCCATGTATCAGTGAATCCGAATTGTTCTGAACAGTTCGCAACATTGTACCCTGCATCAACGAATTGCTTCATAATGGTGGTATATTCTGTGGCACTCGTATTCTTACAGACCGTGTTAAAGTCTCCAGTGATAATGAAGTATGTTTCATTCTCCACAAGGTCGAACAATTCACCTGCTTGTGCTACCTTTGCTGATTCATTATCGGACGTTGCCAGATGGGTGTTGATCCAGCAGATTGTCTTGCCGCCATAAGTGAAGTATGACTTCTGGTATCCCCTCTGTTCTCCGTCCTGATTCTCGAATAGACTGCCTGCGACATTACTCAACAGAATCTTTGAAACGATGGCAGGACGATTGTATATTGCAGGACTTAGATATTGATATGGATAATCACTGAATGCAGCCGCACCAACTGACGGAAGTGTACTTGCCATTCCTAACTCTTGCAATCCAACAATATCAGGTGTATATGTTGCAATAATCTCCTCTTGCATTGTCTGGTTGGAATTTATCCCAGAAAAACCTTGTACATTGTAGGACATGACCACCAATTCTGTCGGCTGTGGCGTTAGCAACTCCTCGCCATCAATGTCATATGCCTGTGATAATGCACTACCATTCTTATTGTACACAGATGTCAACGCATTACCGCTTTTATCATAAACAGCCATGTTATTCACCTAAACTGAACCTAGTCACATCGGCGGCGTAATTACTTGCTACTTCTGATGCTGACAAGATTTTGTCATAAATTCTTACGGCATGAACCTTGCCATAAAATCTGTATCCACTGTCTACCTTGCCAATAATAACATTGGTTTTCTGACCGCTGAGTGAGTGAGTTGTTGATCCCTGTGATACAGCACTTCCATTGACATATACGGAATCAATAGCACCGTTTGAATCGAATGTTCCGCAGATGTAATTCACATCGGATACACTTGTCAATCCTGTTGGATATGTCTTAGCTGATGCACCTTTGACAGCGATTGAATTGTCACTGTACAGACACGCTTTACCAGCCGCACTGGAATCATTAAACACCTGACACACTGAACAGGTATTGGTCGATGCTGGCTGGAATACTACCTCGAAAGATTTACCTGTACACGCTTCAGATGTTTCCGCACCAGTGAATGTCTGCTGATTTATAGAGTTGTCAAAGTTCGCAGCATCGGCTGACCAAGTAGGCTGGCTTGCACTCATGGCAAGATCATCTGTTCCAACAAGGTCATACCACGTAGTAGTGGAACTACTGTGACCGCTTGCTGTGTTGTCGATTGCATCCCAGTGGTGAATCAATCCAGTAGTAACATATGGAGATGCCGCTGTGACCGTAACGGTGAAGGTTGTGGTCTTCCCACCGTATGTCACTGTGATCGTGCTAGTGCCTTCCGTAAGCGAACCGCTCAACGTGTAAGATGTAACTGTATCAGATGATGTATCGTCATACAATGCAGTCACAACAAGGTCAGATTCCAGACTTTCCAAGGTGTCTGTCGTATATACTGTTCCTGACTGCGTATAAACCGCCGATATGCTCACAAGTGTAGCAGGTGGAGCAGGTGGATATAACGCATCATACAAATCGTCATAATAATCCTGTCCGTCATCGTCAATATATGCCACCTTGCTTGCTAACTGGAGTAAGGCTTGCTTAATGGCTACAGTCATACCACTTCCACCCTGACTTATTTGGGCATTTAATTCAGCTAATTCGTCACCGATCACCACGGCTTCTACGTGTGATGCGTTCCATGCTCCGGCACTGTGGTCAGCAACAAATCGATACAGTACGTTGTTATAAAACACATAGTCACCAGTGCTATAGCTGTCACTGGTTGAAAACTTAGGGGCGATGTACGCAGCATTCGCACCCATCGCCAAGTCTGCTTTAAACTCAGCGAGTGTACCCGTATAGCCACCGGCAACAGCAGAGCCATAAGCAGTGACTATACCTAGATTTTTAGTTGCCATTTCTTCACCCCTAACTCAAAAATGTATGACAGTCATCGACCGTTGTTTCTATCCTGTTCAACTCTGTGTATGTGATAAACTGACCATTCGGTGCAAACGTGACAGGTGTAAATGTGATGCCACAGATATAAGCAATATCGCTCACAAATGTTTCCAAATAATTGAAATCTTCTGCATCCCAATACTCGTCATATCCGCTATACTTTATATCATCTAACGCATTACCGAAATCCACGTAATCTGCCTGAGTAATGTAATGCTTTGCGTATGCTCTCTGAAAACAATAACGGACATTTTCGACTATCCTGTTAAACTCAGTGTAGTTAAACCTATCAGTATCGCCATCCCAATTCGTTTTAGGCGTTGACCAACTCATGTCACCACCTTCTTTCTCGCTTTCATCTCGCCGGACCATGCACCGCTAAATTCCGTAGTGTTTTCAATGCTTTGGATAAGCGTGGGGTCCATGTTCTTACGTTCGAGATAGAATAAATCAGAAGCATCTGTGCGAGGATCTCCACGCCACTTGATATCGTACATTACATCGCCGATGTAGTAATTTTTCAGCCATGCTTCGACCGCAGATGCCCTCGCCTTACTGCTTATAAGCGGATTCTGCCAAATGATCTCTTGACCATTTGTAGCGTACTTCTTTTTGTAGTTGTACTTCCTTGGGATAAATTCAGTGCCGGTTAAACTAAACTTTACATTCCCCGTAACACCGTCAAAAGCCACAGAGCATTTATAGTCATACTTGTTGGTTATCGTTGCTGACGTAGCACCTGACGTAAGAGTGATACCCGTAACATTGACAGGATTGTCAAAGAACACATCAAAAGTCTTATAACCAGTGATGCTAGTGTCAGTTAAATCATCCTTATCTACTGTTTCCTCATACAGTGTTTTGGAAGCACTCTCGGTAAATACTGTACGTTCAATGGATATACTCTTAACCTTCTGCTGACGTTCGGCAGTGTATGATTCGGTCAAATCATAATCCCTTGTAAGTGTATAGCCAGACGTACCGCCAAGAGCGATACTGGAGATAGCAATACTAGCACCTTCGCCACCGTAAAGGAACTCAATGGTCATAATATTGAATGTCCCAAACGTATCAGATGTAGCGAAGTTAAAGCTGTCATTTGTGTATGTAGTAGTGCTGACTAACGTACTGTCGAGATATGTCCTAACGATAAACGCCTGTGCATAAGCACCAGTGAAATTGATGCCTAAACCGTATGCTTCCCACGGATAAGACAGCGTGATCGTTACCATAGGATTATCAACAGATGAATGTAATGTTTCCAAAACTGCATTGTTGACAAGATTATAGTCAGTAGCGTTATCCGCAGTAACTATAAGGGCATCATCAGTGATATCGAAATCACATGGTGCATCATTACTGTACGTGAAAATCAGTTCGCCATCGCCGTTAAAATCCAAGTGATACTCAGGGAAAGAGAAGGAATCATCGTAATTATCAGTGATTGTCTGCGTAGGTTCTGTGACCTCAGATACAACGCAGATACGTCCCTGCCTGTCTTCAAACAGTCTGGCGCAACTAGCGTTAGCTACAATCTGTAAGGCTTCCGCATAGGTGCATGGTGGAATCGGATTTGGCAGCCAAATCTCAGTCAGTGCTTCATCGATATACCAGTCAGCACTTGTGAAACCGGCATCTAAGAGAATGTCTTGTATCCATCCTGCTGCCGTATCCCCCATAAATGGTGGAGCAATTTTATGCCCGTAGTACATCTCACCAAGTTGGTAGAAACGGTCAGTAGCAGTAAATGTCGCTTCCTGATCGTTGGCTGTCCATGTCTGCATACTGCCCTTGGTTTCTGGTAACCATTCGATATTGCCGTCACCCTTGGAATCATAACCAAATTGAATCTTGACTTCGTGTCCTACATCCATGTATGCCAGTGCAGAATCGGGATTATCAACATCATAATAGCCATCTTGATTGTCCACCGTAACCGACAGGTCCATAGACGGCAGTGTATCGCCGATCGGCGATACGTATTCCTTAATGGAACAGCTAATAACCTCGTCATTCGTAAATGTCTTAGCTATACCGAAAGTGATTGTATTGATGCGAAATCGCTTGTTATCCATACCGGCGTAGGGAGTAAACGTCATGCCAATAATATCGTTAAACGAATCCTCGCAAACGAATACAGAAGACTCAGGCCAGTAGATTTCGCTGTTCTGTTCCTGATAATAATCATCCCATGCAACATAAAGCTGTGTAGGATATACCTCTCCAAAGTCTATCGTGAATCCTTTAAAGCTAACAGGCTGATTGAAAAGGATAGCGATTCCAGGATGTACTCCCTGACTGCTCGTCCACAATACTTTCACAACGATTCCCTGATTGTAGAGAATATCGCCATCCTCGGCAGGTGGAAATACCATCGAGCCGTCTATCTTTGAATAATCCTGTTCACAGGTAGCATAGGGATAAGCCACAGGGACGTTTGCAAGAGCGTTAGCACTGTTCGAAATATAACTCTGCTGAGTATACGTATCCACATTCGCATGGTCTGGAATAGATGTATCGCTGCTGCCTACGGTAACCTTTACATAGCCACGATTCCTCAAAGGGGATTTCATGCTGTCGATATAGTCTTTGGATGCTCTCTGCATAAAATCACCACCCAGCATCTACAAGGTTGAATTTACAGTTTTCATACTGTATTATTTTGTGGCTGTCATGGTCAAGCCATAAGGGAGATGCCGTTCTGTCGCCAGGATACATTATTATTGTAATCGGTTCACCCGTTCGGTAATCCTCAAACGTGACAGGCACATAGAACGGTTCGACTGCTCTTAACATCGCTTGCCACGTAGCAGCCGGAAGGCCAACCCATTCCATAGCATCCAGCTTAAACAAATCTCTGCCGACCTTCTGACCTATAACAGCATTATTCGCGTTACGTCCAGCATTGACCGTAGTTGAAATTATGTATTGAAATCCCCGTCTGGGTGGTGGAAAGTCCATGCCATTTACACGTAAAAAAGCTGACTGTGGCATTGTTTAACCCCCTATCAAGTCAATAAGTTTAACACCATATATCCTTGCGGTATATGTGCCGTTAATAGTGCCTGTGTTGTTACTGTTGTGTCTGTAGTAAAGCGGCATCATCATCGTGTCACCCCCTACGTTGTCCATTTGACCAACTTATATGAATAACTTATCCCAGAAGCGAACCTGTTTGAACTCGTGTTTGAAACCGTGTTAATGGTTAATGTTCCGTTGGAATACGTTGCATGGGTATATGAATTGTTATACACGTACCCCGATACACTATGAGCAGCCAAAGCCAGATTCTCATTGGTTGATGATGTGGAAGTGTCGGATGTCTGAATAATCACTGTGTCTTTAATGATAATAATCGATATGACACCTCGCAGGTTGGAACTGCTCGTTAGGTTGCCGTATACATAGATCAGATCAGGGGCAAAGTCACAGGATATTTGCACCGATGTGGTGTTATTGCCTGAGAACGTCCCTGTTTTGGTCTTTGCAGATGAACCACCACTGGCTGTTCCTGTGACCTTTGTGCCGTTTACATAGGCTGTCTTCCCACTGGCAATATCAGAGGATGTAGCATTCGCATCTGACGTATCATCAAATTGAGCCGTACCGCCACCTGTTTTTGGGCATTGGATCGCAGGAACGTCAGGATAAGAAGCGCCTGCGATGGTTATATTAGCCATAAAGCCACCCCCTTACGAGATGGTGAGGACTTTTGTCTGTGAATCCTGTGATACTGTCGCAGAAGTAAGAGAACCGGATACACCAAAAATACTGACTCCGCTCTTGATGTTTGAGCCGACCAAGTTTGCATCACCACTGATTGTCTGCTTTCCAGTCAGATATGTTCCAGATGCGATCTCCTGGTTAGATGTAGTAGGTGTATATGTTGTCGCACCCTTGGTGGTAACAGATGCAGTAAGAGATACAGATGAATTACCTGCCGTTCCACTGGATACATAGCCGGCAGTAACAGATGGTGTAACACTGATGGTTTTAGATAACGTCAGTGTATTTGTACCTGTTGAAACACTGGCAGATGTTCCGGTGATTGATGCCGGTGCTGTTGCCGATCCTGCCGACACGCTCTTTGTCTGCTGGCTTGCATAATAACCGGCTGGAACCGTAACAGTATCACCGCTTGCCGAAATATCCGAACCAGTTTTAGTGGCAATCGTGCCTGTATATTTTGTACCATCCGCATAAGCAGTATTCCCAGAAAGCATCTTGCCACCGCTGTCCAGTGTCGCATCAGATGTATCAAAGAACTCCGCTGTGCCACCACCCGAAAGCGGAATATTGACCTCGCTTACATCTTGGTATGTCACATTATTAATGACTACATTTTTCGCCATTCTTATTTGCCCCTTCCTAAGAAACCGTCAATCTCGACCCATCCCAAGTGATTAAGCCGTAATTCTGCGGAATGGGATTAATAGTTACGTTGCGTCGCATTGACAATTCGGCAGTGCTTAAAGTCTGAACCTCTGTTGTTGGTGTAACTTCGTAATCGCCGTTGTAGTAAACACCGCCGGTATGTTCCGGAATAGTGATATTGCCGTTAATGGCATTACTGCCAGTAAGACTACCCTCGATAATCCCACTGGCAGATATTGTGCCACTTATTGTTTTAGTCTCAGCCAATGCACCGTGTACAGTGACAGGACCCGTTAATTCTGCTGATAAAGTAGCAACAGCGGAAATCACACCGCTGAACGTATCAATCGCAGTGATCGTGCCGTTCATTTACAACACCTCTTTCAGCAGATTCAATGTACCCTCAATGAATGTATCCACTTCGCCGTTAATATCCGTAAATTCGATATCATATACATAGGTCTTGCCCATAGGAAATAACTTTGTATCTTCCGGCAAAAGATGTAATACAAGTAATTCATTCGGAATAACTTTGACAAGCAAAGGCTCATCATCGTTATAGCTTCTCTTCATGGCGAATCGGACTTCCTCTCCCTCAAGAGGAGTGTACGGCTGTCCGTTTTTCGTCATGCCAATCTCTATGAATGCTGAGTCTCCCCTTGTAAGGGATATGTCAGTACCATTAATGCTTAACATTTAATCAACCCCTCTTAGGTAAATGAATATCCGTTTCTCTTGTTACGTGAATTGACAACAGCTACGATCTCCCGACCGTCAATGACAATTCTCTTGCCATCTTTCACTGCTCTTATCAATTCTTCCATAAGGTCAGTCTGCTTCGTATCAGCATAAGCCTTGACGAAACCATTGTAGGCAGCTTTCTCGATACCATCCTCAATCTGATAGTTATTAGCCACCGCAGAACGATTGCCAAACTTACCTACCAGTTCGCTATCATTGGCATAGAACAGACCGTTCTCTGGGAATCCACCATCGTTGTATCTCGGAATAGCACCTACACCGTTAGCAAATTTAGCATAACGAAGTACGCTGTCCCATCCACCTTTTCTGTAGTTGTAGTACGGCCCAGACCAAATCTCTCGACCCGTCTGGTCACCAGGCTTGCCACCTGTAATTTTACCTAACTCATTGATAGATGCCTGGACAACTTTGCCATCACCGATATACAGTGCGGTATGGTTTGCAGTGTTCAGAAGAATATCGCCACGGCGTAACCCTTTCCCAGATCCCGTGCTTACACTTCCTACAACATCCTTAAAGCCTACTCTTATACCTGCCTGTTCCATGTTGTGCGTAGTTGTCGCACCAGCCGATTTAAGTGGGATACCGCCGTTCTGCATAGCAGAAATAACGAAGGAAGAACAGTCATAGTCAGGTCCCCATCTACTGTTTTGGTCATAACCATGTGCCGGACTTGCAGCGATGCCTAATGCCCATTTGATAGCTTTCTCTATCTTCATGGAACTAGCTGTTTCAAATATCTTGGTGATGTATGAAACCACGCTGTCCATGATAGTGCTGATAGCACCGGAAGCAATATCGCCGAATACACCAGTGAATCCCGTGATATCAGTAAACTTATCAATAGCCATCTGAACAATCTTGCGAGGACTGTCAAGATAATCAACAATATCACCTGTGAATTCCTTGAATTTAGACCAAGCACCACCAAGGATATCGCCGACACCTTTAGCAAATCCAGGTATTTTCGCTGTCTGATTCGCCGGAATAATCTTGGTTCCCTTCTGCATCGGAAGGATAACATTACGTCCTTTAGGTATAAATGGCTCGCCGTGTGGCGGTATAATCATCTCACGATAAGTGTTGCCACCCTGGTCATTGACCATACCTACGGTGTCTCTTTGCAGACCGTTTCTGCTACCATGAGCAAACTTAGGTGGGTCCCAATGACCTAATGTCTTGTTAGAACCGACCTTGCCAAGAATCCAGTTAATACCATCGATAACACCATTAACTGCATCCGCAATAGGACCTACGATATCGTTTGCAATTCCCTTAAAGAAATCGCCGATTTTACTAAATGCATCAGTAACAGCTTTATAACCGGCATCGAAAGCATCTTTAAAGACCTTGCTGACTTTATCCTTTGTGAATAAGCCTTTAACGTCCTTCCATTTCTCTTTGAACCAGTCTTTGATTCCTCTGAATGCTTCTTTGACTTTCTCGTAACCGGCACTGAATTTCTCTTTGAAGAACTCAGGTACTTTGCGGAATGTTTCACGAATGCCATCCATCTTTTCCTCAAAGTGTTTATTGGCATTCTTCCACGCTTCTTTAACGCTTTCCCACGCTTCAAGTGCTTTCTTTGCTACCCACTCTTTAAACTTATTCCAAATCTTCTTGAGTTTATCGCTCAACAGAAGGAAGAATGTTTCGATAACACCACCGATAGCGAACAGAAGTCTGTTAATAGCTTTCCCAAGACGTTTCCAATCGAATCCATCTATAGCTTCCTTAATTGCATCCCAGATATCACCAGGAACCTTTTCCCAATCAACACCCTCAATAACTCCAGCTAAAAGTTCAATAAGACCTGAGAGTTTTGACGAGATCCAGTGAGTGATATTGCCAAAGTCAAATGTCTGAACCGCACTCTGTAATGCACTACCTATCGTCTGCCCTAATGCACCGAAATCAAAGTTATCTACGATACTGAACAGGAAGCTAAATCCCGTATTCAGTGCTTCGCCAAGCGTAGCACCTATAGATTTGCCCAATCCTTCTGTACGGAATACACCGTTAAAGAACGTAGCAAAAGACTTGCCGACCTTGTTCAGCGTTTGGCGAATTTTGGCCCAGTTAATCTTATTAAGGCCCTTAACAATGGCATCGCCAACGTAAGCACCGACTTTGGTGAAATCGCCTTTCTTCCAGGCATCACGGATCATCTTGGCGAGTTTCTGCATCTTGCTCTCAACCTTAACAGTATCGAACATCTCGCCGTAATTCGTGCCGTCACCACCGGCTCCACCGCCACCGCCACCAGTACCGCCACTGGAACTGTTATCATCGCCCTTGTTGATGTTCAACTCATCGATACCAAGGACAACATCATTCAGCTTCTTGTAATCTTTGGCAGCGTTCTTGGCAGCTTTACCGGCTCCAGTGGTAGCTTTGGCAACAGAGTTGTAACCATTGATCGCCTGAACAGCGAATTTCTTTCCGGTCAGTGCTGAGAAAAATCTGCCGATAGCATTCATAGCGGTAATCAGCATTTGTATCAACTGATTAACCAATGGTGCTATAGCTGTGACGATTGGATTGAATGCTACTGCCAGTGCGTTCTTTAACGTGAACAGCGAGTTCTGCAACATTGTCAGTGCAGAATCCGTTTCACTTGAATATTGTCTTAAATTGCCGAATCCGTCTTTAATCGCTTGCCGTAGCTTTCGGAACAGGAAGTACAAACTTCGTATACCGAATGCATATTTAAGTACCGCCCAAAAGCCATGCTTAAAGCCATCCGTTGTATCTCCAAGACCTCTGCGGAATGTAAACAGATACTTTCCAGCGAGTTTCAGTGGCCCACCAAAACCCCTTGTAATCTGAATGCCAGAGTTTACGGCAGTTCTGCCGACACCTTTGAGAACGCTACCAATACTTCTGGAATGATTGGTGATATTCCTGGAAGCATCAGCGAATCTTCTTTCAGTATCATGTACCGCTTGTCCGGCTTCTTCTACCTCTTCTGTAATCTGTCTGCCGGCCCCGTGGTTTACAGATTGCTGATAGGCATTCCGCATTCTGCGGATATCGTTAATCAGTCTGTTTATCCCCGATTGTGCATCCGAAGCATCTGATGTAATTTGTAATCTGATATTCTCATCTACAGCCATAGGCTTCACCACCTTTATTCCTTATCATTCACTGTTATTGAATCGATAAAGGCAAGTTCACGTTTTAACTCACGTTCATAGATTTCTTCTTCCGTCAGATGCGAATCTTTGATGATATCCTCAAGTAACGGTTTGGTCATGTACTTGGCATTCTTATCACCACGCATAATCCTTGCAATAGCTACAGAAACAGCATCCAGTGTATACATACCCCATATATGCTGAATCTTGTCATCATGCATAAGTTTCTCATCGTAGGCACGTTGAAAAACTTCGATCAAGTGCGGATTCATCTCCCAAAAATCTCGATAGGATATTCCTAAAGCATAAGCCTTGGAAAACCATTCAAACTCGTAGTATTCTCGGAGATTCCTGTAGTCTTCTACGCTTTTTCGCTTTTCCGGCTCCTTGTCGGTTTCGCTACCGTTTCCGTCTGTGCTTCCGTTTCCATCGTTCCAGTTTCCGTTTCTGCTCTCTGGGCGAGAGAACGAAAAAAAGCGGAATCTTCCATCTCCGCTCTCATGCAGTCAGCGAGTTTATCGACATCGCCACCGCCGATATAGTGCTGTTCGATTTCAACACCGGCAGACTCAGTGTCCAACCCAGAACACAGGATGAAGTACGTTCTGATTGTCTCCATCGGCATCCTGTCCATCGTATCGATAGATACGCCGTAATGCTCGAAATCACACATCAGATTAAACGTAAAAGGCTTTGCTTTATATGTCTTACCATTGATCGTGAATGTTCTCATGTAATTCCTTTCCCTTCCCCGTATATAGGGAAAGGGGCGGCCCGTAGGCCACCCCATAAATTAAAAACTATTATCAGCTACCGGAACCTGCTGCAACAGTGAATCCACCACTGGAAGTACGTGTAACTGTCAGGCTGGTGGTCACGTTCTTAGGAGTAGTTGCCGGAACGATTCTTACGCCCATTTCGAGGATCTCGTCAACGCCACCAACATCGTTGGGTGCTGCGGTAACCTTGCCGACATAGGCATACTTAGCAGTTTTACCAAGACCATCAGTACCATAAAGCTGAATGATCTTGAGATACTTGCCCTCAAGAGCATCGATGGCAGTAAGCGCATCCTTCTCAAGATTGCAGGTAAATTCCTTAAGGTCACTCTGTTTAACACCAAGTTCGAAAGTCTGTGTATCGTCTTCCAACGTAGTAGACTCTACAAGATTCGGTGCGCCCAGAGGAGCCGGAATGGATTTAGCACGACCCATAAGCGAATAGCTTCCAGGCCATGTTACGGAATGGATGTCCGTATTAGCCGGTACTTCCATGTAAATGACTCTTGCCAGATAACTTGTATCAGCCATGTCAATTCCCCCTAGTTATGAATTAAGTTAAAAATGTATCGTCATTACCGATGTACCGCCGGTATCTAGCTACGTTGCGATAAACATCAGTATTGCTGTTAAAAGGATCGGTCAAAATGCCGTATCCAAGTGTATTGCACATAACGTCTGCGACCGTATAGGCAACTTCTTCTGCGATCTCCTGTGATGTGGCATCATAGCAGTCAATCTGAAAGTCAGAAACAATGCCTACCACACCATACTCAAGTTCTCTGCCCACTTCCGCACCGCTGAGTTTTTGGATATGTACGCATGGAAATTTCGGATTTTTCGGAACAGCGTTCCTGGTGGTGAAATTGATATCCGGGTACTTACTGCCTAGTTTCGCCGTGACGTTAGTCTTAACTACAGTCAGGACTTTTGACTCTATCATCTTTGTCCATAGCATCTTTCATTCACCCCTTATCTGAATATCCTTCGTACTTCCTGTTCAATGCTCTGTTGTATCCGCATCTCCGCATTGTAAACAGGCATAGTTGCTTCGTTGCCCCAAGTGTGTTCCCACTCGTTATCGTCATTTCTGAACCACCATCCACGGGGATCGTTCCAATGACCCTTGCCAGGATACGTCCCTGGGCCATAGCCATGCACATCAGATAGTGGATTCGTAGTTGGGTTATATTTGAAACCTGCCCCAAACTCAATGGCAAGCATGATACTGAAAGGCTCACCACCATCCTTCGGATAGTTGATGGGAGCAGTAAACACAATCATCGCATTTGTGCCTGTCCTTGTGTAATTGATGTCAGTAGATACAGTTACCATGTATCCATATTCTGACCTGGCGATATGGGCATTAGCTTCATTTAAGCCAATCCTTGTCAGTGATTCGACAAGTTCTCTGACCATGTTTGGCAACTCCACATCACGGTAATATGCCAGTTCTCGGATCGCTCTGTCGAGATGGTCTAGGTTTACATTGAAAACCCGTTCAGCCATTACTTGACTCGCTTTCTGAGGACGTATCTGTCATAATTAAGACTTGGTGCAACTTTGATAACGGTATAATCCGCAGTGGTATCATCCGTTACGCCATTGTTGACCACCGGAACAGTCTCATGCCAAATGATGCTTTCCTCAGTGATGTCATAAGCGTTCTTGTCAGTTACAAGTACGGCAGAATAGTCAGACAGATTTAATCCGAATTCCTGTGCTTCCGCATTACCGCCTTGAAGTGCGATATTCCCACGAATCTCAGTAGGCGCAGTGTAAGAAGGCTGTGTATCGCCAGTCTCTACGTAAACAGACTTGCCGTTAATGGTCATCGTGACAACATTACCGGAAGCATCTTTCTCGTAGATAGGTGTCTCGCCACTGTATGTCGCAAAAAATATCCTCTGCCAATTCTTACTCAGTGTCCTCATGGGCATCCACCTCAATGTCTGCGACTTCCGGCAAGCCTACCGCCATGCTCTTTAACAGGGAGATAATACCGGCGAGTGCTGTCACTGATGCAAGATGTAACCAGTCAACCTCTGTGATTGTCATGCCGATAGTCAGATAGGATAAAGCTACTTCTGCCATCGTCCACAATGCTCTGATTAATGCCTTTTCAAGCAATACCTTAGTTTTCATGCTCGTGCTCAACACCACCTTTGTTCAGCCTGTGTTCAAGACCATCGATTCTCTTATGTGCGCTACGGGTTGATTCCTCAACCTTTATGATACGGTCATTGTGTGCCATCATCTCGTTACGTAATGTCGAGATGTCGGAACGGATGTCCTTGGTTGCCTGCTCTATGTTGTCTAGCTTAAAGTTAATCATGGCATTCTCTTTCGCCCGTTCCTCTATGTCTTTTGTGTCAGTACGTTTGCTACCCTTAAACCCCAAATATGCTGATATACAAAGAGATACAAAGGATATAACCAAAGCGACTTCTACAGTCATCTTGTCTCCCCCTCTCTATACAACTGCAATAGGTACTACGCCCTTGAATAGTGTTTTCCTGTCTACCCACTTACGGGAAACAGTATTCTCACTGTGGGATTCCTGATACTCAGCACCGACTTGATTGTAATCATACAGAGCAATATCACGGACCTGCGACCAGTAGTTTTCCATGTCAGCTACGATAGCTTCATCGGTAAAACCTCTGTAATGTCTGGCGCTCATGACTGCCCTATATGCACCTACGGTTTTAGCAGTGAGCAGATTTGCACTGACCTCTTCACCGTAGGCTTGAAGTTCTGATGCCAAGGATTCCACAATATCGTCAATCATTGGGATCGATGAATAATCCAGTGCCATCAACTGCACCCCCATTATTTTTTAGGCTTACGTGTCCGTTTTTTCGGTGTCGGTTTTTCTTCCTTGACCGACTCTTCAACCGCAACAGGCTCCACAGCATTTTGCAGAGCCTGTCTTTCGGCTTCTTCTCTGAGTCGGCGTTTGTGTCTAATCAACGCACCCATTCGCTCACCTCAAACTAGGAAGCGATGGGCAGTTTGATAACCTTAGTTGCATCGTACAGATACGGAGCAAACAGCTTAGAAGCAACTACAAGGTTGGTCTGATCCAGAACGTCACGGTCAAACTCTACCAGTGTATCTCTCTTCATGACGATTCTCAGCGCACCAGGCTTAACGATATAAGCAACATTACCGGAAGATACGGTAGTCTGCTCGTAGTAGTCACCAAGGTCAGCGGTCTTCGGAGAAGCAACAGCTTCATAAGCACCAAGGTCATTCTTGATGTAATAGGTCTTGCCAGCATCAACAGCTACGTCAGTGGTCTTTGCATAGGTCTTATATCCGGCAGCTTTAAGTCTGTTGGATACAACTACCTGACAGCCGTGGATCATACCAACAGTGCCACGAACGATCATGTCGGCACCCATCTCAGTATTCGGAATCCAGTGAGCAGTCTTGCGAAGTCTGCCGTACAGTTCCGGTGTACAGATGAGAACCTTCTCGCCATCGATATCTTCGCCGAAAAGCGTAAGAGCATCAGAGATGTCATCAGCAGCATTGTCAGTAGATCCAGATGCGGCTGCGATAGTCTTGGAAAGACCTGCTTTTGCACCAAGGTCAGCGATGATAAGTGCTTCTACCTTAGAGTTGATTGCCTGAACTACCTGACGGGTGATCTCACCCATTACATCGCCGGCAGAAGACATAATGGCTTCGTCTGAAATCTGGACGGCCTTACCAATTTTGCTCACTTTAACCTTTGTGGTCTTCTGATAAAGACGAGCGATCGGGATGTCTGCGCCTTCGCTAACGGCCTCTGCATCAGAAATGGATTCATAATACGGATATGTCAACTCATCGCCGTCACGCCCAACGAGTGTCGTATCGATAGTTGCTAACGGTGCGAATCTCATGTAGTCAAATAACTTACGATTGATCGCATCCCCAACGACTTCCGGATCGAAGAGATGCTGCAATTTGGTTCCATAACTAGCATCAATACTCATGATTAGTGTCTCCTCTCTATTCCTGTGGAATTACCACAGATTGCGTAGTCTCTCGTATTCTGATGGATTCTCACGTTTGAGTTTTGTGAGTTCAATAAGGTCCATCTTGTCGAACGCTTCCTTGGTAACCGTCCGGTCGGTCCCGTACTGGATATCAGGTCTTGTCTTAAGGAAATCAGCCATGACTTCCTTGGACTTCCTTGTTTCGACTTCGGCAAGGATCTTCATCTTGGTTTCGAAATCGCCATCTGCTTCTGCGACAGCCATACGGGATGCTTCGGATGCGCTCCATCCCTGTCCCAGATAGGATTTCTCGATCTTGTTGATGTTGTTCTCACGCAGCAACTTCTGATACTGTTCTTCCCGTTCAGCTTCACGTTCCGCTTTTTCTTCGCTTACACGTTCCTGTTCAGACAGCGTGGACTGGTATTTCTTTCTCCATTCCGCTGACTCGCTGGCTAGCTTACTGTTGGCCCTCTTGAGTTTTGCCATCTCGTTCAGAAGATCCTGAACGTCCGGTGTCTTCTCGGTTTCAGTTGCTTTGTTTTCTTCGGTGTTTGTTGTCTGTTCGACCTTGTTTGTCTCTTCACTCATACGTGTAACCCTTTCCGGTTTTTACGTCTTTTCCTGACGGTGCGAATTGTTTTTCGATTTTCTCTAATCGTTTGCGTTTTTAAGTCTTCCCTGACTGATTGCCACACGGGGAGTCGAACCCCGTTTCTCCAAAAGTGGCAACAAAAAAGCACCCCGTTATGGAGTGCTTAAAACTGTTTCAATCTTCCAGACATCATCGGCATCATCAATATCTACCGTGTAATCGTTAATCGCTATGTAATTGTCATAATAAATCGTATTCAGCGTAGTGCCTTTGATGACTTGCCACAACTCCCACATGATAGGTCTTCTCATGAACTGCCCTTCTTCCCAATACGCTATGGTCTGAGCGATTGCATTTTTCAGATGTGTGGTATTCCACACTTTTAAGGCAAATGGTTCTGCCCAAGGCTTTGTGTATTGTTTGGAAAAAGGTGGAGCAGATGCAAATAGCTGAATATCAAATGTCTCTGTCTCGACTATGGTCTTTATAGCTTCCGGCGAAAAGAAAACATCGCCAAAAATATAGCAGACAGGCTCGTTCGTTGGATAAAATGCATGAACCCATTGTCCATCTAACGCATATTCAGTTGCCACATAGTCATTCTCGTGCCGTAATATCGGCAGTCCGAATTGCTCAAAGACATCGTTATTTGTGCTGATGGCAATATCGTTTGCACCGTTTTCACGCAGAAGCCGAATCGTTCGTTCGATGATCGCTTCACCATTGATACGAATCAACTGTCTAGGTTTTTCCCACTTCGTATACTTGCCACCGGCCATGATTATATATTTCACATAGCATCACCTAAAAATATTCGACAGCACATCTGCAATTAACGATCTCCTCTGGGGCAGCACCTAACGAAACGTCCCCAGGGAACATCATTAAGCTGTTGCCCACAACAAACGGATCGTTTATCGCCACAACGTCACTGTCCACCATCGCATGGGTATCTCTCACTCGGTCATCCCTCATGGTTATCCATCGTTTGTACCGTTTTCCACTAGCGGATGCATCGAGATATTCCTGTGAATTGAGGATGATATTGATATCGTTCTCAACAATCTCTCTCACACGGTCATCGGATACCCAATAGTCATTCTCAGTGTATCTTCTCTGCGTAACGTCTATCTCGTTTTCAAAGACATCGTTCACGTAGTTTTGGATGACTTCCTCACGCACACCGTTTTCTCGCAGTATGTCTTCCATCCTGGGCGTAAACTCTCGGATGACAGCTTTCTCGTCCACAGGCTGATTGTACTGCATAGCCACCATGTAGATGGCAAGTAAGTCTATCCACAGATCGTCTATCTCATCTGCCATCTTTTCACGTTTTTTACGGCTCTCAGTCGGAACAGCCATAGGTGCGAAGTACTCTCGGTATTCAAGCCGGCGTTCCAGTGTGTTCAGTTCGTCAAGATTCAGTTTCACTGCCATCGTCAGATTCCTCTACGTCAGGCGATATCCTGTTCATGCCGTCAAGATTCGGGCTGTTGACGATCTGGTCGGATTCGTCAGAGCCGGCTTTCTCAGGGGCCGTAGAAACACTGTTGGTAGCTTTGTTAAACAGGCTGTCCTGATACTTGTCGATCAATTTCTTGGAATCCTCATAGACCTGTTGCGGATCGTCAAACAGGTTGATTACGCTGAGTGCGTGTAAACCGTAAATTCCGTGGGAAACCATTACTGAGAATGCGTTTACCTTGGATACCAGCTCGTAAGACTTCTGTCTCTTGATACTCGGTTTAACATCCGAATGTCTCAGCCTTGTCATCGGATTGCTCTCTTCGATGTCTGTAGATGACCGGACACAGGCAAGTGCCAGCTTAACTTCTTCCATCAGGCATCCTTCCATGATGGATTCCTGTTTCGTAGCTGTTACCTCGGTCTGGCTCCATCCCGTAGCATCACTCATCGCAACACCTGTGGAACCGCCAGACGTATCGTTCCTCATGGGAACATTACATTTCTGCAAGATCCATGACCGCTTAGTGCTGATATTGTTCAAGATACCGCTATAGTCACCAGGCACAGATAACGGGGTGATAAAAGGGGTTTTCCCATCTGCCGTTGTGTAGGTCTGCACCCACTCACTGCTTTTCGGTGTCTTGATCTTCTCGACCTTTGTGCCATCCGCAGTCTCAACCTCTTCGGTCGGGAACTCGATGTCATTGGCGTGCCATATTGACTGCACGTTCTGGTCTAACCAATCAGCTAAGTCTGACTGTGCGATATTCAGAGTATCCATGTCGGGGATCTGACGTTCCCATACGCCGGTACGGTCATAATCACGAATCCACTCAGTGATAGGGATCTTGCCAAGCGGATTGATCTCACCGCTCCTCATGCCATGCTGAAATTCGTAATCGCCGTTCTGCACAGCACCGCCGTACATCTCATATCTGCGTTCCGGTGTAAAACAAGTGAAATACAAAACGCCGTTATCGTCTTCCCTGAATGTCACACCAAGGACAACCCTGTGGTCAATGTGAGCAGATGACCGTACCACGAAAGCATATCTTGGGTCGAGGACGTTGTACGTGAAGTAGCTGTCACCGTCTTCCCATTCCGTGTTGATGTCAGTGATCGTGTAACCGATGCCGGTAATCTCGACATAGTTGCCTAACTCCGCTCTCTTGCTCTTGGTGCGCTCTGATGCGTAGCACTCATTCAGAAGTGCAATAGCTTCCTGTTCCGCAGCATTCTTTCGACCGCTGTCATTCGTACCACGTTGTACAAGCGTGATATCGTTGCCGAACATCAACCCTGTCCAGAATACGGTTATCTCGTTCGCCACGTTGTCAATACACTGGATGTCGATATCTGTTCTCGTTTTCTTCTCACGCTGGATAGGTTGCAGACCCAGGTCATAGTGCAACAGGAAATCGCAGTCACTACGGTTGGCAGAAAAAACAGGGTATGCATTCCGCAGTACCCCGGCAATATTGTGAGCATTTATCTCTCTTTCGCTTGTCCAGATGACTCGCCGTCCGAACTGCATTAATTTCACCCCCAAATTTTTGCTCTTGCCGTTTGTCCGTTTTGGGACGTATCACGCAAAAAGCACCACCATCTCTGGCAGTGCTTCTCACGGTAAAGAAAAGAAGAATTATGAAAAAGCTAACCTAAACGTCCCGTTCTAAATCATTTTTGTCTGATTTATCAGTGTAACCATAACACCCCGATTTTCGGGGGTCAATAGGACATCACATGACATTTTATGACATTTTATGACATTACATGACATCGCATGACATTTTAGGACATTTTCGGACATCTTATGACATTTTTTCGCTCTCAAACACCTTAAATGCTCTCGAAAACAGCCTGGAAACGTGCCGAAGCGTATAATCCATCTCGAAAGCGATCTCTTTATCGGACTTTTTGAGGATATATCTCTTAGCTAATACAAGATAACTGCTGTTGTCAGTAAATGCTAAAGACTCTATCTTGTCAGTGATGGCTTTTCTACGTGCGATATACATATCACGTTTACGCATCTCAGCCATAAGATTAACACTTGCATCACCAAGAGGATCCTGTGAGCCGGATGTCTGCACCTTGTCTCGGTCATACCTGACAGCACTTCCTTCTGCCCGTGTCCGTAGCTGTTCAATTTTCTCGTTCTGAATCTCGATAAGCCTGTCAAACGTGTATATCTGATTCAGGTATTGTTTAGCTGTCATTCGCACTCCTTATATCGGACTCTCAATGATGACTGTACGTCTGATTCTGTTCTTCCTTGCCACATACAAGGCAAAGTTAGCCAGACAGTCAGGAACGTCATCGTGCAGATTCTTGCCGGCGATCGAATAGCCAAGCAGATAGTTCATGAAGATCCCATAGTCACTCTTAGGCTTGTAGTCTTCCTTGTCTCGGAACAATACGTGTTTTTTCACCCAATCAGAGTTGACAATGATACGTGTCTCTTTGTTAGTCTCAGTGTATTTTGTGGTGATATTGCAGATACCACCTTTGTCAGCAACAAGTTTAGCTACATCGTGTGCCAGTCTTTCGCCACCGGCATTCGATTCAAACTCGCACTGTTGCATTTTATGGTCAACGATCAAGTTGGCAAGCCTTGTCTGTTGCAGATTAAAGTCTGTCCCGTTATCGCAGATACAGTCAACCATGTAGTAATCGTTGTCATACTGGTACATAACAGGCATAACCATGTAGTCGATACCCCTTGTCTTGGTGTCGCATACACCCAGAACGGCATCCGGCTCCCTGTCTGGAAGTGACGAGTACCTGCGCAGCTCATCTTCGTGGTATAGCAATCCCTCTCGCTCGACAGGCTGTTGCTTGTACAGACAGCGATATGAGATATCATCCATCATCATCGCCTGACTCTCGAAAAACTTTTCCGAAAATCCCCCAAACTCATAAGCAAAATTGCTCTTGCCCGTCTGAGGATCTATGTCTGGAATCGATATCACACGTACTCTCGGATTCCCCTGATGCATCTGAATGATTCTGCCGATGGGATCTACAGTACTCCATCTTGTGGCCTGGATGACTTCTTTGCAAGGCTTATCGTTACGGTCAACAGTCATCCTCTGCCTCGCATCAACAGTGTAGGCTCCCCAAATCTTCTCTAGCGTGTTTTTGTTCAGTGCTTCTTCCAGTTTGCCTATCAAGTCATCGATCATCAGGAATTTAGATGCACGTACTTTACCGGCATTCTCACTGCCGATAGATGCAGTCTGTAGCGATGGGAAAGGCTTATACTTACCCACGTTAAATTGACCCATCTTGGCATTCGTGTTAGTTATCTGCAAGTCAGGGAAAATGTTATGCCAAGTGTACTCTTCCGCATCCTGGACCATCTGCAACACACCGTCATAGTACATCCGTGTGATGTCAGAGGAATGCGAGTAGAACAGGTTGTAATCACGGGGAAACCACCCAATGACCGCAGAATTGAAAAACTTAAGGCAAGTAGTATTGTGAGTAACGATATAGTTATCAGTGATGTACAGATGACTAGGATCGTCAATCATAATGCACTGGCATTCTTCTTCGCCAACATAAACAATATCTTTTACAAATCGTTTTATCGTTTCTCTTTTCGGTTTGTATATCTCCCGTTTTCTCGGCAAATAAAATGGACTCTCATGATTCGCATCAAACTGAATACACAGCCTATATGAATCTCTGCATTTTATAAATTCACCATCAGCACCCCTATAACCACAATCTGTGTGCCGTGAAATACTACAGTAGCCACCCAACGAATGAACCAATTCCGCAACATCCTCTGCCAATCGTTTGGATACCGTGGTATATTCCGCATAACACTTTGAAGCGAATCCGTCAGTATCCATTAAGCCACGCAATAACCACAATCTGTCTTCATGGCTTGCGTGTAAATACCCATTCGGAATATGCTTTTCGTAGCTATGTTTTTCAAAGATCCCGAGAACCCTTAAAGCATCTCTAAACGCATTTTCTCCATCGCAACAAATACGATAATCATACTTTCCTTTGTGCTTTGTATAATATCCCTCTGGCAATAACTCGTTAAATTTATCAAGTACTTCTTTGTCGGCGGTCGATACCATAAAGTTTCCGCTCGTTGTGCATCCGTTTCCAAGCATCACACCAAGTACATACGGGTGAATCGGAAAACTTGTACGATACATATCTATTTTCCCAACATAATCAAGAGAATAATTCAGCCGTTTGCCACTTTCTACCCTGACGTTTTTCATCATAGACTTTAGCGTGACAACACGATATTTATTCCCTCTGCGCCGGTCATCCCTGGTCTGCACTCGCCATAAATGCTCATCAGAACACCTACACTTCGAGCCATCGTCAAAGGTTATTTCATACACAGGTTTCTTCCCTTGCGGATATACCCCAATAACCTCGCTGTCTTTTCCGCTTGCCGATAAAACTCTATCTCCAACATGGATATCGCCCATTTTCACGAAGCCATACGGCGTAAGCACTTTTGAATACAATGGCTGTGCTTTCCCCGTTCCTGGTGGCTGAGATATACAGAGGACATCGTACTTGTCATCCAATAATCCCTGATATCCCTCAATGATTCCATGCTTTAAAAACTGCTGTCTCTTAGGCATATAGAATCTGTCTTTAGGATCTCTGTTGCGTTCAAGATACTGGAGATAGCTGTCAAAAATCTGATGTTTAGCTTCCACCAACAGGACTGCGTAGTACTGCTCTAGCTGATTTGCATAGGTCTTGTTCCGAAAACACCATTTTTCCAGTTCCCACAATGTCCCGTGGGATATCTGTTGGACAAGATATGCGATTATCTGTTTCGCCCTACTGGTTATCCACAGTGCCTCTGACCGGCTGGCTTCCGCAAATCCCGTAGCTGATGCTTCGACATAGGCATCTATGACTTTTTCATCTATGCCCTTGGTCTTTATGTACTGCTCATAGCCACGTATGACCTTCTTAAGATGCTGATCCATGTTTCGCTATCCGCTCCAGTTTATCCACAAGGTTTGCCATCTGCTCGACCTTCTCAGGCAGCATGAACAGATGCATCTGTGTGTTATACAGTTTATTCTTAGTCAGTTTAATTAAAATATTAATATCCTCAGTGTCTAAACATAATACAGACAGAGATTTAGATATACACTCTTTACTCCTCAACCAGTCACAGCATTCTCCCCTGTGGTCATCATGGTTATCGTGAAGTGTCTCCCAATATTCGCAATCACTGTTCATGCATTCTGTAAAAAACAATTCTCTGTCCCTTTCCCTTGCCGGCTGTCACGGCGCATTATGGGCGTGAATCATAATGCACTTGGATTCCACTCAGATCAAAGGAGGCCCACTACAATGACAGAAAGTGGGATTCACGCATATGGGATTCGAACCCTATATCTCCACATTCGTTGTGGCATTCTGCCCTTGAACTAATGCGTGACCGCTGATTAATCAACAGATGACCGTTTTTGACTGAGTTTGAAACCAAGGGACTCATCCCGTAAAACTCTTCTCAGTTTCGCTAATCATCGAGCGAAGTTTTTCCAATCGCCGGTCAACGATTGTGGATAAACCCCATCGGACTTTTGACAGTGCCGACAGGGTGATGAAAGGAGTGTGCTATGCTTACTCGATATCGTCAAATCATCAGATGCCCCTTTTTTGTTTTTCGGATTTTTTCAAACAAGGCACTTTTAAGCCATTTTTACCCCCTAGGGTATATAACACTACCCTTAAGCCATAAAAATCGATTCTCAGGGCAATCAGACGGCTTAAACGGGGCGTTATGCTTTCTCTAGGTATCGTATTTACGGCAATCGGTTGTCAATATCGTCATTTTTGTCCTCAAGATGGTCATTTTCGGCATCCTGGCTTTCTTGGTATCGCTCACACAGGAAGTCTACCCGTTCCTTCGTCCTGTTCGCCACCGAAAATACATTCACCATCTGTTGCTCTAATACCCAGATACGGGCATCATGTCTCCGCTGAACACTCATAACGCAGATCACCGTTACAAAAAAACATATCATCGTGATAGCTAATGCTATTTCTGTTATGGTCATATTCGGTATATCTCCTCTGTGCTAGCCTATTTTGTATTCTTTTCGCCATCGCTCGTACATCTCTTCTCGCCGTTTGTCCTGTGTATCGGTCAATGGCTTCTGGTGATCGTCCTGGACCATCGCAACAATATTGGCACGTTTTAGCTTTTCACGTTCAAGTGTTATCGCCATGGCCCTGTCAGCATCCTCTTTCGATATCGCCCATTTTTCGAGATGTGCGCTCTTTACATACTCGACATCGTTCTTACCGGTATCATGCCATTGTCTGCGTTCATACTTCCCGTTAAGATAATCAATCTCAACACAGTCTTTACCTTCCACAAGACCGTCATAAGTGTTCTCTGCAAGATAATCAACAAAGTTACGTACAGTCCTAATGCCTAGTTCTTGAATATATGCTCTGTAGGATCTTCTGCCAGTAAACCTAGAACCAGGCTTGCCGTTTACCAACTCAACAGCTTTACGATTGCCGATCTCACCGTTGATGTACATATCAGCTACCCGTCTGACCGTTTCGTCATCACATAGCTTTTTGCGACCGGAATTAATCTTGTTCGTGTAGTGCGACATATGCCGTCCCTTGTGGGCAACCTTGTGGCATTTGTTACACAAAGGTACTACGTTCGTGATTACATCATTTCCACCAAGAAACATCGGAACGATATGATGGTATTCAATATTCTCCTCACATCCACAGTTATAACACCGATACCCTAGTTTCTCTTTCCATTCTTTCGGTACTGTCTGTCTTTTCATAACTCTTCTCTTTACTTCTCTACGGTTTATAGTTACATGGTGTATATCTAAATGTTATAGATATCTGTTCAGTATCTATCAGTGTAATAGTTATTACTATGTATTATTCTCTAATTTCTAGGTAGTATTATTAGATATATATATAATACCTAGAGGGCCTTTTTCCGCTTGGGGTTGTTTGTGGGTGTTACCGCCGGCTCGACGGTGGGTGACATAAACCCCTGTGGTTCACTTCAACGCGGTGAAGTGTGAAAGCCAATGCGGTCGTGTATCGTTTTTGAATCTATGTAAAAAATACTCATTTTTCCACAAGATCCGGCCCCTGCTATACTGTACTATGTAATACACTATGATATATATAATATACTATAACATTACATAACACTATATATCACTATTTTTTGTATTATCTACCAGTAGATCCGGCAGCTCCTGACTAGACAATAACGGCTTTTGGGTCCCTTGCGCTGCTGCTGCTGTCTGCCAATTATACTCATGATTCAGAATTGCAATAGGTCCGACCGGATTTGTTTTCCCGTCAGCTATCCGGTCAGCTAAACCCATCTGTCTATAGTCTTTTAATAATCTATATACTTTATGACGTTGCTTATTATGTTCTGTTTTGTATGTATTATTATTACTATTCCAAGATAATAAAGTATCTATATCTATTCCGGATAGAGTACTAAAACCATACATAGACGGGATTTTATTATATTTATTACATAAAGAGTATATATAATATATACATAGTTTATATACATTATCCGGGTTAAACTCTCTTTGATTAATCTTAAGTAAATACATATTATCTTTAAATACATGACAGTAAATATAATACAGACATGACAAAAAGACGGCTTGCGACTCCTTGCGCATATCGTCAATTTTGTTTTCGTCACAATACAGATTAAAGTATAAATCAATATCATTTATATAAATATCAATACTATTACTATCAATAACAGTGATATCACTACTATTGACTTTATTCTTTTTACTATCACTGTTATATTTACTCATGTTCTAATTATCCTTTAATTGTCTATATTGATATTAAGTATCCAGTATCTAGTTATCTGTTATATATAGCTATTGACTATATATCTAGTATCATTCTAGTAATATAATCCAGCTTGCGACCGTTACCAGGACCGGAGACCGGCAGCGAATACCAGCGACCGGAGACCGGAAAAGTTTTCCGCTTGTTTTGTCTGATCGGAATAAAAAAAGCTATGGACCTATTAAAAATCCATAGCTAATTATTTTCGCTTGCCTATGCTGGAATAGATCCAGGGCCGGCCGGTTTATTCTGTTTTGTTGTGGTATTATATACCAGTCTATTGTATCTTGTCAAATATCTATTTTCATTCTTTTTAGCTTTTCATCTATGCACATATTGACAAATTCTGAAACCGACTTAATATTATATTTTTCTTTTGCTATCTGTTTAAGTTTTTCCTTGTCTCCCTTTTTTCGTAAAATTGTGATCCGGTCATAGTTCTTTTTTTGATATTCATTTAAATAATCAAAACGGCCTATCTGTTTTTCATCCACTGTTTTTTTACCCCCTTTTCAATTGTAGTTTATATCAATTTATAAATACTACAATTATAAATAATTGTCAAGTGCTTTTAATCCAGTAAATTCAAGCCGGCGCGGGCCTATCTGTTTTTCATTCTATATATAAAAATATAAATAATTTAAAAATTTATTATAATTACACTTGACATTGTAGTTATAACGACATATAATAAGTACAAGAACAGAAAACAATAGTTTTTAGGCCGCGGGCCGGAAAGGAATTTATATTATGAAAAAAGAAGCACTTGAAACCAGACTTTTTGAATTATTTGAAAATGATGATGAATTATTGACAATGTGCATGGAAGAACTTGACGCCTGGAGCGGGTTTTTAGGGGATGATCGTTACTATGAAATGGAATGCCTTGATGAATTTTATTGCGATAGCAAACCGCTGGATTTTTTATACCGTGTTTTCTATGGTTATGATTATGACACTAGCGACCGGGCCGGCGGCCGTTATTCTGAATTCAATCCGAATAGAGCATATTTCTATTATAACGGTTATGGTAATTTAGTTTCAACCGACTATAAAGATTATTCAGATCATTTAGATGATTATTTCATCAATGAACTTGTGGAGCGGGCCGGCCGGCTGGATCTTCCAGAAGAAGTCCTTGATATCATGGAAGAATACGAAACGGAAGAAGAATAACAACGGAAGCGGAAAAAGAAAGGAAGAAAAAAAACATGACAACCGAAAAAAGATATGAAATGATTGTTGATATGATCCGCGAATATGACAACGCGACCGGCTCCAGCGGTTTAAATTCACTTCTTAAAAATCCGGAGCAATACAAAAAATGCTTCTGTTCATTCTATGCAACCGCGGCCGAATTGATTATCGATACCCGCGCGGAGCTGGATAAAAAAGCCGGTAAAGGCAGCACATTAAGCACCGTAAAGCGTATTCTTAAAAATGCGCCGGTACACCTGGCCGGAATTGTTACCCGTGAACATGATTTTGTAGTATGCGACGGCTATCAACTTTATTTCTTGAATGATGATATAACCAGTCTCCCGCATATTGACTCTAATATGCATTTTGATGATATTATGAAAGATATCGAAAGTATATGTTATAGGGAGATCCAGCCGCCGACTAAAGCGGAATTAAAAAGGTATATTTTAGAACATAAAGAAAATATCAAGTTAGAAAAAAATAGAAAAGAAGTGCTTCCATTATTACTTGATGATATTTCAGAAATAGCCGTCAACCCCGAATTTATCGTGAATGCGCTGGAAGTATTAGAAAATCCAAAGTTTTATATTTCAGATAGTAGAATTAAACCGGTATATGTGACCGGAGACAACGGCCGCGGGATCTTCCTCCCGATCAATTATACAAAATGCGGAAGAATTGAAAAAGCAGCATAACAAAACAGAAAAGCGGGGGCCGATCGGCCCCCTTAAAAATAACATGAAAGGGGACTCTTGAATATGACTAAATACTGGAAAACGCCGGTCGGCGTTACAGAAAATTTACATGATATCTTGTTAAAAGAAGATAATCTTCTTATAGCTGGATACGCCGGTAGCGGAAAATCAGTGTTATTAAATGGTATTATTTCAAGACTGTTATACACGCCGCCGACCGAATCAAAATTTGTTTTAGTGGATCTTAAATTGACTGAATTATATCAATATAGCAGGTTGCCACATACAATAGCATATTGCGATAATATCCCGGATACTATCGCAGCACTTGAAAACCTAATAAATACCATTTTTTCCCGTAACGCAATAATGCGGAAAAACGGCTGGAAGAAATGGGACGGACCGAAAATCTACTTGCTAATTGATGAAATAGCGGATCTATTTACAGTTGACAAAAAGTCAATGTTATTAATCCAGCGTATATTGCAAATTGGGCGCGCAAGTGGTATAAAGACTATAGCTTGCACACAGTGTGTAAAAAGTGAAATAATCCCGACCCGGATATCTTGCAACTTTTCCGGCCGTGTCGCTTTACGGACTATAAACGGATCGCAAAGTAGACTTATAATAGATACTGCCGGCGCGGAAAAGCTGCCGCGTTATGGTCAGTGTATATTATATAATCCGGACGGGTATACAAAATATTATGTGCATATGATTCCGGAAGAAGAAATAAACCGGTTGATTAATCACTGGTTAAAACAGACAAAACCGAAAAGCTGCTTTTCCTGGTTATTCGGATGACATGAACATGATAAAAAGAAGACTTGTAAAGAGTCTTCTTTTTTTGTCTTCTTTCCTGGTATCGTTTTGATCACGGAAAAGCTGCATTTACTGTTTAAAGCATTTTAAGGCCGTTTAAACGGCTTTTCTGTTTTTATGGTAGTTATATTGTCTATTGCTATAAAATCCAATTAAAGGCCGTTTACGTGCGTTATATGGCTTTTTAGTGTTTTCCCTGGTATTGTCTCCGCTTGTCTCCGCTTGTACTGGATTATCATGTAATAATATATATAGGCCGTTTATATGGCTTTTTAAGCCGTTTTTATTGTTTACCCTATACATATATACCCTATAACGCTAAAATTGAATATAGACCCGTTTGCAGCCGTTAAAATGGATATTGCTATTTTGTGGTATGTTTTCCGGTCGCTAGCAAGTCAGGCAGAGACAGCACACTGACCACTTTCACGCTTTAAAGTGCTGAATCGTACGCTTGTTCGGAATTGTGAAATTTTTCACCAAATCCTTTAGCACGTTAATGTGAAGAACGTAACAAGCCTACCCCATGGGCGAAAGAGACAACTGTTTCCATAAGCATGAATATTCACACCGTCATATTGCACAAAAAACTATTTTTTTATCTTCCGCTTCCTAGGCCGGTCATTACCACCACGGCTGTCCTGCCAACTCTTGGAATGCTTTTTACGGATGTTTCTGCTCTTGTGTTTTACACGTTTACGGATGCCCTGAGACAGTTCATCGAGATCCTGTTTACGCTTCGGACGATCAGCATCAATAGATACATCAGCCATACCCATTCTGGCTTTCAGTCGCAGTACTCTCTCTTCCTGGGATCTGCGTTCTTTCTTTTTACGTGTAGTAAAACCTGTGACATATCCCACCTATATCAACCCCTTATTTAGCTTTTGTGTACGTGTTTCGAAAAATGTTACTGGCACATCGAAATCCATCTCATCCGGCACTATGCCTATGAACAGCACCCTGGATGGGTTGATCCTGTCGCACATGACCTTAAAACCCTCGATAAATTCCGCTCTGGATTCCTTATTCCTCAGTCTGCCGTTACTGCAAACAGATACAATGCTGTCCTTTGGGTATCCATCGAAGCACCAGTCAAAAAATTCTGATCCGTAAATTCCAACTGCCGGTACGATATTTACGCCACGCAGATAATAATACCAAGCGACTGCATGATTCCTATACTTGTTGTACAGACAAATCGGAAACGGCATTTTCGGCGATACGGAAAAATCTGGGGCGCAGACAGAATTGAAACATCGCAGATGGTCAATATACTTGTCCGGCTGATTCCAGACCTTCTCGTACTTGTAATCGTCAATGTAAAAGTGAACATTCAGTTTGTTGTGACCACGCAGATTTTTACCCAGGCTTCCCTCAAAATCTACTGTGTCTTCCGGAAGACTTCGCAGCCTACATATCGGCATTTGTGGTATCTGATACTTGCCACATAGCTTTGCTCCGGTGACCATGTACTCTCTCTGTACATCATAAGCTGTACTTGCCATAGTTAGTTCTCCTTTAGGATTATGCAGTATTATACCACAGCTAGCTATTCTGGCAATAAAAAAAGAACGAAGTTTACACCTCGTCCATATCTGCCTGAGACAGCCACAATAAGAGATACTCCTTTCTATGCTTTGAATACTCTCTTGAATACTTTATGTATTTCCTGTCTCTATTTAGTTGCTCAAACCCTTGGTTTTACTGGGTTTTTCAAACTGCGGAAGATGGGACTTGAAGTATGCACCGCACCCAGACCCCTTGATTTTACTGGATTCCTGTGGATACAGTTTGAATACTATTGAATACTTTTTGTTGATACATCAGAGCGGTAGTTATTGTCTCTTCTGTTTCTGTCCTTGTCTTCCGATTATAACAATATGAATTGTATGTAGTTCGCTCATCTGAATGACCGGCAAGTCTGCGGATCTCATCGATATTCAGACCTGAGTCAATCAGTGCAGATATGTACGTCTTGCGTATCTTGTGGCACGTTTTAACGGTAATTCCTATGTATTCACACCCACGTTTGATAAACGCTTGCACCGCATAGTGATTTACACGTTTTGTACCTCGATAAAAGATATATGGATCGGGATCTTTCACACCGTTAGCTATCGCCTGTTTATTCGCCATCGCTATGATGTCTTTAGCTGTTTTAGTCAGATACACCTCACGGTCACCGTCATCTGTCTTTGTATAATCGACAACAGTAAAACCGGAAAACTTCATCTCGTACTGATTCTTCTTAGAGTAATTACGAATCTCCTGACGTTGTACATGGATGTAATCGCCATCGATATCTGACATTTTCAGTGCTACCAGTTCACCTATCCTCAGACCTGTTTCGAATACCAGTACTACCGCCAGTGGAGCCGTATTCGTTGGGTCTGTCGCATATCTGCGGAACATATCTGCGATCAACTCTCTTGCTTCCTGTTCGGTATATACCTCGGTGTCGCTGCGTTTCTTCTTGACTCTCAGGAACATTCTGGAATTGACTTTTACATCATTGAAATAGTTATGCTCGATGTATCCGCACTCAACCGCATAATCCAAACACTGTCGCAAGATTACTGACATACCATAATATTGTTTTTTGGTCATGTTAAAGTCTTTAATCATCCTGTGCGCCCATAGGTCTAATTCCACTTTTGTGAAATCTCTAAGTGGTTTATCGATAAATTCTTCCTGTGGAAGATAAAACCTTTTCCACTCAGCAGAGATCCTTTTCCCGTAAGAACTCGACCTGCTATGCGCCAGTTTGAAATCCAGCCAGTCAGGGAAGATCTGGGAGAGCGTTATCTGCTCCCCCGTATCCTCTGAATAGAATTTAACTACTTTTTCGATGACTGACTCTCTTCTCTTTGCTTTAACTAATTTTCTCCCTTTCTTTTCATCCGGCAGGTACGTTCGCCAAGTCGAATCTGACTCGCAGTACCATATCGCATACTTGTGCTTCTCTAATACCTCTTTCTGCTTTGCCATGTCTGACTGTTCTCTTATTGTGGCTAAATCCACAATACCATGTGATAGGGCATATTGCAAGATTTCTATGTCATTCATGTTGTGTTTCTTCTATATTATATATAGTCTTATATTGATTCCCTCAATAGTTTGACAGCATCTTTCCGCAACTTATCATAGCAATTTCTTCCTGTGTTATCCTCAACCCATGCTCCGTCCCATCGTTTGTCACGATATGGACACTTTTTGCAGACGATACCGGCATCGTTTCCGTCACAGATTTTCAATGCTTTTATTACTTTTTTTGGTTTCATGCTCTACCACCCAACATACACATCCAAAGTACCACCGGCACATCCGCAGTCATACACTTTCCCAGGCTTTCCAAACGGAGTAGCTACAACCGTTTTATAGCTAAGTGTACTGGATGCAACACAAATATAATCATTGATATCGCATACATAACCATTCTCGTCAACGTGTCTGCCTGGAATCCGCAGACCACCGCCAGGAAGCACACGCTGACTGTACCATGTCCATCGCCAACCGTTCCAGTAGATCACACCCATCCGCATGAAGTATGACGGCGAATAGAGCATTTTTGTTCTTTTCACTTTGTAAATTTTAGAAACGTACTTGGCACGTACATAACCCTTTTTGCCTTTCCGCATAACGTAGTACCACCCTTTTTTGTAGTACTTGTATCTGACTTTTTTACCGTGAACAAGCTGTCTGACTACTTTCGATTTAACGCTAGCTTTCTTGTACATCTTTATTGGTTTATCAGTAACGATATAACCAGTAGAAAAACCTTTAGCATCTGCATTTATCGAGCAGATACAGAACAGGCAGATGGACAGTAGCAGTAGCTTAATCAGTTTTTTCATTGTTCACCTCAAACTATCCCTTTCCCTTTCCCACAGAGGATTATATCTCTCTTATCCTTCTGTGTATGAATCTGATACATACAGTTCATAAATGAATTGCAGTAATAGTTGTTATCCTTTAAATCCATAACCATGTGTTCGCAGTTCATCTGCTCCAGAAGGTCAGGAATTATCGGTTTTTTCTTTGCCATTCGGAACCCACCTTTCCTCGCTGCCACCACCACGTTTACAATAGCCACATGGATTTTCGTCATACTTTTTATCGTAGTATCTACAGTGATAACATGGGTCTTCCATGTCTTCCGGCGGTGCTTCCGACTTGATATTTAACAAAGTCAATATCTCTTCTACCTGTGGATATCTGCGACCTGTTTTTCTGATCGTATCCATAACAAATGTTTCGCCGGCAGAGCCATCATCCCACATGACGTCTACAGAATTAGGATAAACACGAAGGACAACACCGTGACTGTCACCATGTTTAGTAACTACCTCGTCACCTCTGTGGAAGTTTTTCCCATCTCTATACGCATTAATGCCATCTAAAACCTCTTGAAAACTGTGCTGATTCAAGATGTCTTCCACATAGTCACCACCAAAAAGATTTTCATCTGGCACGTTGCGAAATAGCCATTTAATAGCATAGATCGCAGTTTCTATTCCTTTTTGATATTCGTCAGCCATTCTCTCTCCTTTTCCCATTCGCACAGTACCAATCGCTAGCCGGATGTGTCCTATAGAGAGTGCATTTACCTACAATGATGTCATTCTCAGTAGCTTTCCACCATTTACAGTCTTTACATCTGACTATAAATTCAGCATCGGACATTGACGTTACGATCTCGCTGGGTACAGTGCCGAAATAACCACCTTCGTTACGTATAATTACCGTATCTCTGCGTATCTCATCCACATATCCGTGGACGAATACCCTGTCACCGATCTTCATTATCTACCCTCTTTCCATAACTGCAATAATCATCTTCTATTCTGCCGCCGCAGCCCGTTTCCATACAGTAGCAAAACCTGTTCCCATTGACCGCTGTATACCAATCGCTCCATTTGCAATCTTTACACCTTATGATTTCGGGCTGTGCGGATGGCATCTGAAGGACTATAGCGGCGGCATTTCTGATTCCCTCGTCATACCCTTCTGCGTAATCTTTTGGCGTAGCCGGGTCATCATGCAGTGATCTGTCTTCAATATCTTCCATAATCTCCGCAATCGCCGCCTGTCTGCTGATTAAATCACTCATCCTCTTCTCCTTCCTCTTTCAGCATTTCCATTACCAACATCAGCACCACCGAAAGTTCATCATTCGTAAGCGTTTCTCTCCTAAAACGTGCATTCAGAAGCGTATCTATCGGAGTCCTCGCTGTTGGTGGCAAGGTAATCTTGATGAAGTTTTGGGCCGGATATTGCTCTATACTATAGCCGTCTACATATATCATTTCTTTTCACCTTCCTTTGTATGGCTCTGGGAATGGCATCCATCCTTTTACTGTTCCCAAAAGCAGTTCGTTATTGCTTATCCAATTATCCCCCAATTTCCAAGCTGTAGTGGTATAGTAATAAGGAATATCACCACTATCATCACAAACCGATACAATGACTTCCTCTTGGTATGATAAAAACTCGGAATTTGGAGAACGCCACTGTTGTAGTTCTTCCAATTCGTCTTTACTTAATACCAGTGTTTCAAATCCTTTTACACGGTAAAGAACCTGTTCGCCATATAAAGCAGATTTTCTGATGAAAGGTTCATCCTCAATTTCTATAATGTATCTAGCCATCCTCTCTCCTCTCATGCCGTAATATGAACAATAATTGCTTTTATCCACTGTACTCCGGCATATAGTTTATTCCATTCCTCGTCTGATAATTCGTAAATGTCTCGGCCGTAGTAATCATATCCGTAACTACAACTGTCAAGGTCATTCAGCACATCTTCCTCATCAGCGTCACTTCTGAGATGGAATTTTTCTCTGCCGATATAATACTCGTCAACCTCTGATCTGCCCCATTCTGCGATCCACCATTGATAAGAGTCGTCACCGACCACATCTCCATCTACTACTGGTACAATAGGCAGTCCCGGATTCTCCTTGATTAACCTTAAAAACATATCAATGTAATTCTCCATCTTTCTCACCTTCCTAAAATCACAAGAATGGCAATCACCACTAACGCTATAATCATTGATATCCAAATCGGTGATAATACCCATATCCATGACCACTCAATGACATGACAGAGTTTCAGCACAATGAAAGCTAATGTCAGCAATCCTGTGAAACCAATGCCACCTCTTGCACCAGAATTATTATTTTTATTTTCCATCTTGTTCACCCCACATACTTTTCACAAGATCCTTGTCAAATTTTTCTGCAACTTTTACTCGAAAATGCGTAATCAGCTTCAACTCTTCCGGACTCAGACAATCAATACTCGGCACTTCTCTCGGTATCCCAAGTATCTTTTCCCGACATTCGCAGTAGGAATGATACGGCATCGCTATCTCGTCTATCGCTTCCAGGACCTTCTTTCGGTCTATTAATTCTTGCAATTTTTAGTCTCCTTTTATGTATCGTTTATGATACTTATGTCTATCTGTTGTTTAGTATCATTTATGATTCATATTTATAAGTACCATCTGCATATCTACCTGCATCTGTTCACACCATCTGCGAAGACTGTCAGTACGGATTCTGTCAGCGATATTCTGAGGATGTATGGCAGAGATATAATCCATAAGTTCCTTCATCGGATCGCTGCTTTCAAGACGTATCCAACACTTCTGTTCCATGTCCTGTTCGACTAGTTTTTTGTAGTCATTCACAGCATCGTCAGGCATCTTGTCGAAAAAATCTGCTTCTTGCAGATACCTCATGCAGATATTCGTTGCATCTTCAAGTGTCAGCATTAACTTTTGCTTGCTCATCCTTCACCTCGTCTTTCACTGGAAACATCAGCCGTAGCGTTACTTTCATGCACAGGATTTCGATATCGCTGAAACCTTTAAGATCCTCGCCATCCCTCTTGGCAAATATCACATCGCCAACTATCGGATGCCCATGTTTATCAGCACCGTATAACCAACTGGCAACTACGTTTATGGGCAACTGCTTAATCAATCCCTCTTCGTCACATATCATCACCATGCCGAAATCCTTGAATGTCTCAGCTATCCGCTCTGTCTGCACTATCTCCATATAGCCACCTAACTCAGCTATAACATCCTCAAAGTTATTTAAATTAATATCTATTTCTTTGAGAACATTGTCTGTAGTTATCTTTAGTGTCTTCATACTCACTCCTTCCACAAAAGTTCTATCAGCACTTCGGGATCTAGCGTAGTCAGTCTTCCAAACCACTCTGACCGGAAGAAATATTCTATGCTCTCCATCGCAAATTTAGCGTTCATAGCCATCGCTCTCTCACCGCTACGTGCTGAATTTTTACCCCGTTTATATCTGCGTAACTGCTCTCGGTAATCCTTGACTGCCTGGACCACGATTGCGTTCGCCAGATTTTCGTATTGTTCGATCAAAAGCATCACCTCATTTTCGAGCGATTCTAGCCATTTTTACCCCTTACCCTATACGGGAGTACCCTAAGACCATAAAAATGGCTCTCTAAGCCTTCTGGACGGCTCAGTCAGTCTATTATCCCTTTGGCACTACCGTATACTCCGGCAGATTCTTCTCTAGGAACTCGTCAAACTCGGAATAGATGCCTTGAATCGTTTCGAGTGCGGTCTTAATGCTCACAGGCTCTTTTGTGTCCAACACAGTACGTACTTTCAAATCTGCGAATCCATTTAATGCCCCTTGAAGAGAACTGTAATAACCCATGTAGTACAAAACTTCTGTCTTCTTCTTGTCAAATCTTCCAGTATGTTTAACCAGTGTATAGTTATACGCATCCACCGTTATCGCATACCCGTCATAAAGTTCAATCATCCGCTTCACTCCTTCCCATCTCTCGCTTTAGGTTTGCCAGCTTTTCCTCGACCTCATCGGTGAATGTTACTGGTGGATCTATTTCTTCCAACATCACAACTTTCTGCTCGACAGCTAATCGTTCCGGCACTGGATTCAGCTTTTCGATCATCATCCTTGCATCTATCGGCAATCTGGATCTTCTCTCCTCACGTTCAGCCTGTGTGCGATAATTCCGCATAAACTGACTGCTCACAACAGACTCGTTATAGTTTTCATCCAATGCCCATGTACGTAGCTGGCTCGGCGATCCTAAAACTTTTCTAACAGTCACAGGAAGTTTTGCAAATTCTTCCTCGCTGTTATAACCACTGTTTCTGATGGCTCGACTGACAAGCGACCATGCTTCTATCTCGCTGATACCGTCAGGAATCACCTGTTCAACTATCAGTGCGTTCAACTGCCCTGGCGATGGTGGAAACCCCTTTAAGTCAGACATCATGTAGCTGTGCAGCGCACTCGAAACCTGTGCATAACTCTTTTCAGCAAACAAAGCTGTCCACAGATCAACCGTGTCCTGGATGCTCCTAGGCTTATAGTTCGGATAGCCGGTGCAGATAGCCTTTATAATCGTTTTTGTCTCTTCCCTTGTCATTTTCGCCACCTAAATATTGTCCCAATCGTAATCTTCTTCACCGTCATTTTTGCGTTTTGTCGGTTTGATATTTTGGTTTAAATAGCTTTCAAAGTTTTTACAAAACAAGGTCTGTGGTCTTAAAAACTTCTCGTAATCGGTTCCTATCCACTCATCTGCTTTCTTGTCGATAACAGTATAGAAATCCTCTACTGTAAAACCTTCTTTTAGCCTAGCTTTAATGTGAATAATAGTATCTTTAGTACTAGGTCTATACTTTGTATTACACCTTTGATTTAAATAATTAATAATATTATTAATATCTAGAGATAAAGATTTAGAATTAGATAAAGAATAAGAACAATCTCGCCCTACTGTCAGACGATTGTCAGACGATTTTTTTTGCTCGACTAACTCTTTTTGCTTTTCTCTCCTCAATTTCTGGTACTCACGATCACGTTCTTTTTTCTTTTCGTAGGCATCCAGACTTTGATGTTTTGTCCAGTTTGGAATAGCGTACACACCATCGATTTCCTCAATCATTCCAAGGCTTTTGAACGTGTTTATAGCCATTCTCACTGTAGCTACTGGTCTTCTGAAAATGTTCGCTAGCATCTCATCTGTGTATGCGATATGATCGTTAAAGAAAAACAGACCGTTATTGTTTGACCTACCGGCGAATACTAGAAGTTTGAACCATATCAACTCGATAGCATCCGCATTCGGCATAGCATCTATCAGATAAAATTTCTCGTCATCAAAGATGTCTGTATTGATTTTTATCCACTTTACGTCAGACATCGTTGTCTCCCTTGTGATACTCCAGGAACTCCTTAAATTTCTCTACTGCCTTTAGCTGATTCTTGTTAGGCTTATCAGACTTAGGACTGTAGTTCAGATGCAAATCGAACAGATGCGAGACTTCCTTGGATGCGTTCTTGTAACCTTGCTTTAGGCCGTCACGATAACCCTTCTGAGGACGATACTCATCTATCTGCGATTTACCTTCCCCTTGGCTGCCGGAAGTTTTGTTACGAAGTTGGTAACCGCTCTGGGCATACTGCCGAATGTAGTACTTTTCCCACTTGTCCAGTACGTGTTCAGAACAGTTTACAAAGCCTACTCGCCACCCATAAACGTTATCGTCAGCGTAAAGGCCATGCTTGCGAAGTGACAAATCGATATGCTGCGTGTATCCGGTCAAGTGCTGACACAGGCGATCAAGTATATGCTTTGCCTGTCCCACATAAGCGTATCGGATGCCGTTATCATCCAGCCGTATCAGAAAATAAATACCGCTCTCGTTATTCAGCTTCGGATTCAGCTTAAGAAGTCTCTCTCTGTTCTTCTTTTGTGTTGCATAAATCTGCTTATAATTCGTTGCCATAATTCACCGTTTTAAATTACATAAATTCAATCAGAGATAGCTGTCCGGTGACGTTCTCATTCTTCTTACGTCTACCACCTCTACGTGTTTTGACTAGCGGAATCTCAGGTGGATCGCTGTTGAAATATTTGCAAGCCACCCAAGATTTTCTCCAGTCAGTAGCTTCGGATGCCGTAACACCATAGATTTCACACTTAAAGTACTTTTTATTCCTGTTGTGAAATTCGCAGAAGTTACTGCACTCGCCACACGTTTTAAAGGGAGTAGTACCGCCGGACCTCTGATACATCAGCGATATCTTCCTCATCACGCAAACGGCAACTCATCATCGATGTTGTCTGGAATCGACATCCAGTCGGGATCTTCCGGCGGTGGTGGGATGATCGGTGGGCCACTCGGTGCAGGTGCCGGCTTCGGCTGCGGTGGTGGATTCTTTGGTGGTCTGCCTTTCCGCTTTGGCTCTTCCTTTACCTCATCCAGGTTTGGTATATCCGGTGCTTTACCGTGAGTAAATTCCCATGTGATAACTCTAAACTCTACGTTCTCATGCTTCTTGCCATCTTTATCGGTATAGCTGTTCATTGTAGGTTCAGATTCCACAAGGATCTCAGCACCTTTCTTAACATGGTCAGACATGATTTCGGCAGTTTTCTGCCAAGCGATCATCTTAAACCAGTGAACCTTTTTGTTGTCTCCGTATCCAGTCTGAACAGCAAGCGTAAACCGGCAGTAGTTCGTGCCACCTGTTGTACGTACAAGTTCAATGTCTTTAGTTACTCTTCCCATCATTATTGCTTTGTTCATATCTAGTCATCACCATCCTTTCCACCTGTGATGATTCCCATAAGGAATACACCCATAATTGCTCCGACACTCAGCGAGATTAATATAGCTATAACAATCATCTGCTCTCTATGTCCTTTCTTAGTTTTTCTATTAATTCTGTATCTTGCCAGAACAGTTCCGGCACGTTCCGTATCTCTTCATTAGCCACAGTTCCACCTATCAGATAGTCAACGTGTGCAACTAGATTCGGCACTATGTTGTACACTCGGCAGTTAGGCTGAAACCACTGCATATAGATGCTGAAAAGCGTATCGTCATATCGTTTCGCCTGTCTCTGCGATTCAAACTGTGGGTCCTCTTTTCCTGTCTTATACCACCAGACAGTAAATGCTCTTGCTATCTTGTTCGGAATGAATATACATGGGAAGGAAAACCACATCTCCGTAACGTCCACAAGACCAGTGTGTTTAGACAGATCCTTGTGCAATCCGAAGCAGTGACCACAGGCAACATGATTACCTTCCCATCTCTCAGTCATCACTTTGAAATCCCTTGCGATCAAGATGTCATCTTGCAGATGCCAAGTACCTTTGTCATCGTCAGGAACCTTGCTAAAACTGTCCATACACGCTTCTAAGCATCCTAGGTGGTCTGTATCCACATACAGTGTGATATCGGCTTCTGCTATCCCCTGGGCCGTCAGAGATGGCATTAAAAACTCTTCTACGTACCACATCCGCTGTGGGCAGGCATGGATCATATACCTAGCCATAATCCCTTGTTCCTCTGCCGTAAAACCTCATCCCACGGGATATCTGCATACTTGAGGTAGTGTGGCATATGATTCCATTTTCTCATCGCAGCGTAATGGATGATTTTCGGATTATCAGAATGTCCTGTCCAGTCAGATACGTTATAGTCTGCCGGTATCTCTAGGATATGTCCCTCGCAGACTTCATTGAATACGTCCTGGTCCAGTACCGGCACTACACGTTTATTCAGAATAGCCATAGCTTTGTCACCAGTGCCATCTCTGAGTTTTTCAAGATTCATGAGACATACACCCATGTTGTAGTAGTTGTCTCTCTTGTAGTACTGTCCACCCTTACTGCACTTAGGTTCTTTCGCCATAGCGAGATAGTAGTCAGAGATATCGTAGTCCCATAAATCGGACACGTTCTTGTCAACTATCGTATCGGCATCTAACTGCAATATCTTGTCATACTGTGGAAAAATCCGGTGATATGCAGTACGCAACAGGCACATATACGTAAGCACTGTGGCTCTGTTCGGACAACTTTCCGGAAAGTAAGTCTGACCGCTTACATTCGTAATCTCTACGAAGTCAGGCAGTGGTTCGATAAACTCATCATCCTCTATCAGCAGATGTATCTTGTCTACGTCTGAGTTGATTATCAGACTCTTGATCGCCGGCAGAAAATCTTTGTACAGATTTCTAGTACCAGAATAAACAGCTACTTTCATGTGTTCGTTTTCTCCTCTCCAAGATAATCAAGTTCGTAGTCTTCCATCTCTTTCCTTGTCAATGGTCTGGAATACCGCAGAATGTTGTAGTACTTTCCTGTGGGATCTTCCAGCGCATCGATGATTCCTTTAGATGGTTGACAGAACAATGAATATCCTCTGAGTCTCATTCCGTATTTGTATACCATTGAATCTCCTTCCTAAAACGGGCAAATTGACGGGTTACGTAGTTCCACTTCCAGTGATGGCTCTGCAACGCATACAAGGGCATTTCTAGCCACTTTCATGACCGCTGTGACTACTTCATTAGGATCTGCACTGGAATCGCTCAGATGACCGCATAACACGGTCTGCAAGGGCCTGTTTGACTCGCATACTCTCAGGAATTCACAGGCAGTTTTCAGTTCCAGGTGACCTCTCTTTACGTGACCGTACTTGAAGTCATCGGTGATGTATTCATCTTGATAGTTGATGCCGATCAATACATGGTCTAGATCCTTAAATCTGTACTTAATCAGCTTTGTATCCGTTACATACAGAAGTGTGCCAAGATCCTTGTGTTTAATACGGAATCCATAATTCGGACAGTCAGTGCCATCGCCATTGGTATGACACCAGTTTCCATAGATATCCGTTAAAGCAAATGCCGTTACAGTAAAACCACCATACTGTTCTTTCATGACTGCTTTTGAGTGATCTATGAACGGTGCAAACACCGGAACGGACAAATATACCAGGTCTTTCGCAGATTTTAGGTGGTCAAGATGCCCGTGGGTACACAGGCATCCGACCAAGCCATTAATGGAGTATCCCAAAGCACCCAAAAGATCCTTTCTCGAGATGCCGGCATCCAGTATTAATATTTCGCCGTCAGCTTCCAGGATGTAACAGTTACCACTGCTGCCGGAAGCCACGCATTTAATCTTCGCCATGCAGCTCTCTCTCTTTCGGGAATCTAAAGACTTTTGGATAGTCATGCTTAATCTGACTGATTCTGCCATCGATAAGGATCGAATCGCTCCTGGTGGATAGATATTCCTTGTTCAACCGTTTCATGACTTCCTCACAATCCTCACGGCTTTTGTATCTAGCCATTGTCCAGTAGATGTCTACATTCGGGATGTCCTGCATCGAGAACGCTATGATTCGCCAATCTCGAAATGTCTCACTGACGATCCGCAGACCTACCATTTCAAGTGGCATATTCCACTGATAATCACTGCTGATAATCCGCATACTCGACATCTCCTTCCACTACCTCAACGAAGTCTGCATCCTCATCAAAGTCAACTGCATTTGCGGATTCTGCGATCTCCTGTTCAACAACCTTTGCCGTATCGGTTTCTATCTCCATACCGGCAGTAAACATTGACCGCTGTGTAGGATTCTCAAAATCCAGTTCGATGTGCTTACACAAACGGTGTAAAACCGTCTTTTTGTACATTTCGCCAGTGAAATCTCGCCATGCCGGACTGTTGCTTGCCTTGCTATGCTTCCTGGTATTCTCAAGTTCTGCAAGACTCATAACGTCATAAGCCACACCGCCGTCTTGATAAAGCACTACTGCGAATGCTCCGATTATCTTTCCGTCATTCAAAAACTTAGGAGAGAAATCAAAGGACTGTTCGCCGTTCACGATCCTCTCGGTAAACACATCACCCTCTCGGATTAATTTTGCGTAGATGTCTTTAATCGGTCTGATGCTATACTTTTTAGCCAACTTCTTGGCCCCTCTGTAATCAGTCTGATAGTTAAGCTGACTGCCATAAGGAATCAAATAGCACTCTTTCGAGTAGAAATCCAACCCCAGGAACGCACCCTTAAGCAGACCACCCATAAGCTGTGCCTGTGAGTACTTCTGTAATGCCGGATTATCATTCAGCAGAGCGATTGCATTCTGTACGAATCTAGCCTTATTAAAATCCTTCGGAAGTGCATCATTTACAGTGTTTAATCTGTCTGTCAATGCCACTGAAAATGGCTGTTTCTTTTCTACAAGTTCCTGTTTCTTTTCCATCTTTTCTCCTTTCATTTGATCTCCGGTGGACACAACAACCGACTCGAAGTAAGTTGTTCTGTTTTGTAATGCATTTTAGTGTTATATGCTGTCCTTTATTAAAGCGTTCTGTTTTACCGACCTCAAATCGGCTATAATGCCCACCGTATTCTTTACCTACACTTTGCAAAACACGGCTCCACCACGCTTTGCCTACGCTTATCAATGCTTTACTCAGCGTAACTAAGCCTATGCGATATGTAACGGCTCCATACCTCGCCTTGCCATCGCTAATCCCGTCTGCTCTTTGCCTTTACGAAACAGGGCGATACGAATCTCTGCCATGACTTTACTGCACTAAACAAGTCTTTGCCTTTCGTTGCCATGCCGTTACAGTACTCCGCTCTTCCCAGCCCTTGCCGTTCGATACCTTTCAATGCCCATGCAATTCAACGCTCCACTCCTCAGTTCTCTTCCGCTACAAATCTTCGCAATTCCATGCCTTGACATTTCAGTGCTTTGTTTCGCCCTTGCTTCACAGATCGTTCCCAAACCATGCCCTGACTATACCGCTCGTTGCATTTCCCATGCTTCGCATCTCATATCTCTGCCAAAACTAAACAGGTCGCTGCGTTTAGATACAATGCCATTACCTCTCTCTGCATATCCGGTCTGTTCCTTGCTACTCCTTCACGGTGCTTTTCAAAACAACGCCCAAACTTTGCTACTCCTTACCGTTGCGTGACTGGACTTTGCCAATGCTTTACTAATCCAAACAAAGCCATTACATCTCTCTTCTTCGCAATTCCATGCCGTCACGGATCATATCTGGACTGCTCAATGCCGGTGCCTTTTCTCAC